CTCGTTCCACTGCAGAACATCCCCGTCTTCTACACCGCTTGTATCAACATCATCTAAATCATCAAGAGTTAAGCTACCGTCTTCCCACTGCTTCGTAGACTCGTTCCACTGCAGAACATCCCCGTCTTCTACACCGCTTGTATCAACATCATCTAAATCATCAAGAGTTAAGCTACCGTCTTCCCACTGCTTCGTAGACTCGTTCCACTGCAGAACATCCCCGTCTACCGCGTCACCCGCGTCAACGTCGTCCATGTCGTTGATGCTGCGCCACTTCCTATCGGGAGACCCAGAGACGGTCATCGCGAGAAGGTCCGCGTCGTTCAGCTTAAGCTCGATGATGTTGCATATATCCGTTAGGACGTTCTCCAAGTCCGTTACTACGTTTGGTACCGAGAGGTTCCTAAGAATCTTAATCTGCTGGGACACTAAGTATCACTACCTTCTAGCCTGTTAATTCTATCCTCTAACTCTCTAACCTTCTTACTAACTTTTTTAAGCTCGCTGCTCAGCTTGAGCAGTGTCATGTCACTCTCGTCTGGAATGTACTTAATGACTCCCGTGTTGAGATCCTTAACCTTCTTCATAGTCGTTAACCTAAGCTTTCCTCTGATATTATTAGGGAAATGTTCTTTAGCACCGGCGAGTAGTACCCGCTAGACTCGTTGGACACGTCGTACCCGTGCATGTCAAACCTAACTTGAATCGAGTCTGACTCAATCGGGTAGGATATCCTTTCCCCAGAGTAGATTGTAGGGTCCGTCAGTAGTTTCTCCATGAGCCAGTCGTCGTAGTACACGCCGAAGTTGTTACCCCCGTCTACGGTTATAATAATAGTCGTGTCAATCAATGGCTCGTAGTCCCCTAAATTAACGTTGTAACCGGACAAGTCTTTATAGTTAGTGTCTACCGTTACCTTCCCACAGTACACGTTAGGCTTTGACATTAAGTAGGTGTGTATGGCGTTAAACTCATCTAGAGTCAGTGCTGAGTTGTATATCCGCCAGTCATCGATGTAACCGTTGAACGACGTATTAGGGCTAAGTGAGATACCACCGATCAAGAGTGTTCCAGGGTTAAACCGGTTTGTTTTGTTAGAGCTAAACTTTGGAATCAGTGTTGATTCCGTTATAAACGAGTAACCGTTTACCGTAAAGTCAAACACCATGTTGCCCTTACTGTTTACTCTCCATGCTAAACCTATCCTGTCGTAGCTGTTCTTAGACAGACTGGGGACTCTAAAGTCCTCCGAACCGACTACGGTTACGCTACCGACACCGAAGTACGGCTTGTTGGTAATCCTACTGATCCTCATCCACAGTCCGGAACCGTCGGCTGTCCCGAAGATGTACGGGTCGCTAGTCTCACCCTCTACGAAAGACTCGAAGGAGATGTAGAAGTGAACGGACCCCTCGTCGACTACGCTAGTAGTTAAGTTGCAGTTCGAGTTTAAGTACCCCTTACCCGACAGTCTTAAGCTGTTGCTCAGCATAGTCCACGAGGAAGAGTAGTTTACTTCACCTACTTTAATAATTACTCGCGCACTATTTACTAAGTCTATAGGTGCTGTAGTATCAAAGTTTAAGTACTGTACTAAACGTGAGTCTAAAGGGGGTCTAGCGTAAACTCTGTCAGGTATCTCTCCGTATAACCCACCGTTTTCATACATTGCTAGATATACCGGTATATTTTCACCCGACGGGTTGGTGTGGTTTGCTGGAGTAGTACTATATAAACCGCGGGTTAACCCCGTAAGCTGCCATCTTGTTCCGTTCCAGCTGCACGTAGTGTACTTAATATACTCACTCTCAATCTTTACAACCCCGTTGTCGGGAAACGGGTAGGTATTCTTTAAAACTATAGTTTCGGTAGACTCAGCAGTAATACTACTATCTAACAGTTGGACTAAGTTAGTAACGTGATATAACTTGAGGCTTACCGTGCTACCGCTTAGCTGACCGTAGTATACACACAACCCTCGAGTATACTTCGGGTAGTTTATAAATAGGTTAACTCTCGACTTTGCTCCTATATCTACCCTAACTAACTTTGATACAGGTACTGAAAACTGCCCGGTTGCGTAGTAGTTGTCGCCATTTGAAATGTTCATGCACGGAGTGTCGTAGTTTATGCACCCAGCGGCAAAGTAGTACGTTCCAGGGTTTAATCCATACGTAGAGTCCGGCTCTAGGCTGTAGCCGGCTATCATGGGTACCGCCGTCGGTGTGAAGGTGAAGCTAAGGTCTACCTGCTTAAAACCGTTGCCTAGATCCTTTATATTCCCCCCGTGTACAACGCTACCCTCCCTTAGGCTCGCAGCCTGAGTAGCTAAACTCATCCAAGAGTAACCCTTGTCGAAGCTAACACTCGGTGTCAGTGAGTCGCTCCTTAGAATCGACGGAACGTACTCGTCCCAAATCAAGCGTCCCTTCTTAAAGAAAATGTTAAAGGCCATACTATCACCCTATTCTATGTTTAGTGGAACTAGAATGTACGAGCCCGCTGTCTTGTACTTAGCAAAGAAAGCGTCGAGCGTGCTAGTGTTGACAACCGGGGTAACCTTTGAGTCACTGCTAGACAGCGTTACCTTAAGGTACAGCTTCATCGTGTCAGACGTAGGTACCTCGTACATCTCCTCAATGTTTAACTCCTGCCACTTCTCACTCTCGGGGTCAAAGGCTGCGGGTGCTGTAGCGGTTATAGTGTACTCGTACAGTACGTCGGTGTTTTCCAAGACAACGTCGCCTATCGATACGTTTAATATCTTAAAGTTGTTTGCCGTGTTGTCACAGCTCTCGTTGACAAAGTACACGTAGTAGGTTTTACCGCTAGTGTCAAAGTCCGCCCTGTACAGCGTGTAAGCGATGTCGGAATCTTGTACCGGGGTCCAAGTACGGTTGTTTGAAGACACAAACATAACCCCGCTCGAGTGCGGTTGGTAGACTACAGGTTCGTTCGTAACCAAGTCGCGGTTACCCATTTTCGCGTAGAATATTCGAAAACCGTCTACGTTGCACCCTATAGTAAACGCGTATTCTTTTCCAGCCGCGCAGTACACCGGGTAGTCAAAGGCTATGTGCGTAGCGGGAAATGGGTTTGTAGTAGTAGGGGTGTTAATATCACTGATACTAATATCCTTGCGGTAGATAACTTGGTCAGATGGGTACCCGTTAAGTGTCTCTCTAATGTTAAACCAAGCTCTAGCGGTTGGGTCAACCGACACGTGGGAGAAGTAAACGTCAATCCCAGTTAAGAATAAATCATCGCTGAAGGAAAATGACTGCGCAACCGGGTCAGACCCACCGTTACCACCCGTTTCGAACCATACTGGGCGGGCTGGTCGCGGTGGTGGTACCGTAGTAATTCTCTCTACATAAATAGTCTCCTCTATTCTCTCTACCTTCCTCATGTATATCTCGTTTACCCAGTGTCGTATGTATGACTCTCCAGTAAACTCGTCAAAAGCGTTAAAATACCTATCAGGGTTAAGCTTTTCAGGAAACACACTCTCTGCAACGACGGTATGTTTTCCAACCGGTGTGTTTTCAGGAATCTTAATCTCTACGGCAAAATGTCCGTTCCAGTCAGTAACTACAGTAACGTTAGACTCCTCAAAACCGGTAGCGTATTCAAACTGCGTTAACGCTTCCCTAGTATTTATATAGTTAAATATTTCTTTGTATGCACCCTCAGCTAGCTGGTTGTAGTAATAAGTCCACCACGGAGATCTCCTTAACCACTTTACCCAGTCTGGAACGTCAGTCAGTTTACCGCTTCCGTCTATCAGAGTACCGAAACCACTCTTCTCCCAGTACCAGTTGCCGTCAGACTCGTCGTAGTATAGTGACACTCCCTTGTCACCGTAGCTGGGTGGCCAGAATCTCCAGTACCACTTACCGTTCCACCACTGCTTTCCCCACTTCCACGTAGAAGTTTTCCAAAAACTCGTTTCAGTAGTATACTCCAGCGTGTCTAAACTCACGTCCGTAGCGTCACTGTGCTCTGGGTCACTAAACTCCGGAGTTATAACTTTTTCATCTAAGTACAGTCTTATTTCAGTATCGGGTGGAAAATCATCCCCGGTTACTTTTAAAATAGAACCCGCCTTTATATACGGCTGCGGGACTAAGTCTATCTCTTGCTTTTTAGTCTCAACGATCTCTTCACCGACAATCGTTGACTCCTTAACCGATGTTGTAACTGTTCGAGTTCCAGCCTGAGAACCAGTCGTAGTAGACCAACGGTTAACCGTTCTACTAGAGTATATAACTCTATTCGGTAGCCATATAACTTTGTCAGTCACAGAGTCCTCTATGTGCTTTAGCTTCTTAGGGTCGCATGTAATTTTAGGCACCAGTCCCTTGTAGTAGAACGGGGCTATGTCAATGTTGTGAGTAATGTACGGCTGAAAGTCGGCTACTTTATGCGAGCTTATGTCAAGGTGTAGAATTTCCTCCGCGGTAACCGTCCCATCCGCGTTCCTAAAGCTAACGTCGCTAGCGTTTACTTGGTCAATGATCATGGGTAGCCTAACTTCAGACCTAAAAACATCAACGGTCGCGTCGAACTGCCTGTTGTCTAAGTCTAGCCTACCGTACCCCGTTACCCCGTCTGCGAATATGTTCTTTAACTTGTACAGATCGTCCGACTCCGTGTGCTTACTCTGTGCGATCTGCTCTAACTCAGTCATCGCAAAGTTGTACTCAAAGTCGCTTATCTTTCTCTTCATCGTCTGCAGTTGGATTGTCGGAACGCTGTATATGTTAAAGCTTTCAACGACAAACTTTTCGGGTGATATACCAGGCTCAACTCTTACGTACGCTAAGGGTAGGGTACCGACTGGAACGTTAGGCTGCTTGATTAACTCTAACTCATTTGGGATCCCAGTTTTTACGGCGATATAACCGTCTTCCTTAATGTAAACTAAGTCGTAGCGGGACAAGAACCAGCTGTACGTTACTGAGAACGTTTGCGTGTCGTCCCTTACCATGTTTGTAGTCTTAAAGTTTATAATACTAGTGTCTTCACTCTTTGTTATGTAGTAGTCTTCGTTCTCCACTAAGTCCGCGTTTACGTCCGCGTTTACGGTGTATGAAGAGGGTGGTGACGAAATGTTCCATACTATGATGTTTGTCGCAGGGTTAAACGTGTAGTCAGCGGTACTGTAACCATTGACTACAACGCTTGCTATCGCTACTCTACTAATCGCCATCTTGTACGGCTCGGCAGCGAGTGCGGTCAGAACGTTGTGCGAGAACCCGGTCATGTCAATGTTGGAAATCTTAATAAACGAGTTAACGTCTGTGACAGCCTTAATATACTTTCTATTCAGCGTGTAAGACCTTACGCCGGTGATAAAACTCTTAGTCTCCGGTAAGTCTTCGTTGGAGCGTACGACTAAAGCTAAGTCCTCTAAAAAATACTGTGGCTTGTTGTAAGTGTAGTTAAATCCCTTTACGTACGCTCGCCCCTCCGACACCTCCAACTTGTACTTGTACTCCGGGTAGTCGCTTACTTGAGCACTAACTTTGAGACCCCGCGCTATAAAGTCCCCCGACGCGTCGTACGTACGCTCGGCCATCTGCTTGTAAATCTTACCGAAGATGGGTGTAGGCTTGATCGGACCAAACGTGTCCCTATCCCTTAGCTTAATTATAGCGATTATGTTTCTGTTCGACTCAGCGTCAGCCTCAAACTCCGCTACGGTCTTAATCAGCGGGGTTGCCTCGTACTTTAGCCTGTGCCCGCCCCTAACTCCGGAGTTCTCTATGTTTTCGGCCGGGTCGTACAGCGACGGGTCGTCACTCTCAGTGTACACGTACGGTAAAACTTCCAAGCACACGTAGACCATCCCTAAGGGTACCGACGCGTACGACCACTCGGTGTACGGTACCTTAACTAGCAAACCGTTGAAGTACACCTCTCCGGACTCTAGAATGCAGATCTTCTTCTCCTTGTTGTTTACAAAGTTGCACCCGGAAACGACTGACCCGTCGTCTATCATTAGGTCCGTTATTCTTTTAACGTTGCCTAGAATCAACCCCTGGGCAACGTTGAGCTCCCTGTTCTGTAAGACTTGACCCTCAACGGCTAGGTACTTAGAGTAACCCTTCGCTAACTCCTGCTCCGTGGTGTCGTAATACGGAGCCGTGTTCAAGTTTTTAACCGGTATAGGCATTCACACAACCACCCTTTAGAATTCTAAGACCCAAGCGAAGTAGTCTATCAAGTCGCTTGACCTAGACACTAAGTTTTCCTTATTCTGGTACAGCTCCAGTATCCCGTCGTACTTATAGTTTGAAACGTCAGTTCCCGTTTTTGAAATCTCAGCCGGCGTAAAGAAGTCCTTGTTGTAGTCACCGAGTACTTTAAGGCTGCTGTACAACCCTACCTGCTTGTAGGCCGCGGTGTCCGCCTCACCCGCACCCAGCAGCGCGCTGACAAACAGCCACCGAGACTGCTGGTTTATCACGTTTAGGTACCTAGACATCCACACGCTTGGGTCCGGCGGGTCTATCAAGTCTACCTTCAGCCAGCTAATGTTGCCTATGTTTAAGGTTCCGTACGTACTCGGTACAACAAAGTACATCTCGTTGTATCTCTTAAAACCCTTCACGTAAGTCAGCTGAGTCGTGTCCAGCGTCGGTAGCGGGGGTCCGCTAGGCCAGTCTGTCTCGTCTCCCGGTCCGCCGGCGATACACACCATTAGCCCAGTCTGTTGAGTCTTGTCTTCGTTCGCCTCGAAAAATTCGATAGCCTTTTTCGTCCTCGCAATATACGGAGATACTGCGGGGGATATGTTTGCAACCATTAAGTACTCCCCCAAGATTGTTATATGATTAATTTCAAATTAAAAAATACAAAAAAATACTTTTATAACTCTACCACCAGCTAGGCTGGGTGTTAGAGTGGTACAAATACTGCGCTGGGTACCTTAGCAAAGTGTAGCTGCTGCTCTCGGTTTCGTAGTACAGGTTGTAAAACCCTATGTCGTTTAGCGTTGTACCGTTAAGCAAGCTGCTGTGGTAGCTACCACCCAGACTAAACGTGCTACCCGCAAACGTTATACTGTACAGCGTTCTTAGATCGTAGTAGTGAATAGAATTTACAAAGCTGCTGTAGTAATCTTTGTCTATTTCGGGACTTATACCTGCCAAGTTTACAGTACTAATGTAGCTGCTTCTCGCGGTACCCTCCACTTTATAGTGCCAGCTGTAGTACAGCTTGTGCTGTAGCTCAACTATTGCCTTCCAACCCGCCGGCTTAACCATTGCTAGTAGGTCGTAGGTTTCGGGGTATAAGCTACTCAGGCTTAATACTAGGATCCCCCAAGAGTAGTAATTCCTACTAGACAGGTGGTATTTTTTCACTCCCTTAAACTTAAGCCTCTCAAAGACTACACCGCTAGTTAAATCCGCACCTGTGCAGACCCACCCCTTGTTCTTGTTGACTAACCCCTCTTCTACGTAGTACAGGGAGTACAGCAACTCCGACTCCGCGTCAGCGTCTTCCGACCTAACCCAGCTACTCTCCCCGGCGGTGTACACGCCGTTTTCCGTAGGGTCACTCTGGTTTTTAACTAACACTCTGTCTCCGCTCTTAACCCTTACGCCGTCTACTACCTGTATCCCACTTAGTTCTATACTCCCTACGGTAGCTGCACGCACCGGCGCTTTCAGAGTAAAGCTAGGGTAGCTCTCGTAGTCAAACTCGTCAAAACCAGACTTATTCAGTATAAAAATGTCTTTATACGGCTCGTACAAAGATATTGACGGGTCCAGGTTGTACAAGCTAAAGTTAAACGAAAACTTAGTTCCCTTTCTCTTGTACAACCTTAGTATGTTAGCCAGCAGGTTTCTCTGTATGCTTAAGTCTAAGCTGTAGTTCCACTTGTAGCCTAGCAAGTAGGCTAAGTACGGTAGGTACTCGTCACTTATCTCGTAGACGGACCCAAACGACAGTATCTCTCTCACCGAGTCCGCTACAACGTCGAATATTTCCTCGTCGACCGTGTTTAGAAACTCTTCTAGAGACTTTACCCTACCCCGAGCGTTACTGTCTGTTAAAACGTCACTGTTTTTAGTGTACTCCGGTAGTACGGAGTATAGAAACGCCATCGGCACAGCTCCCTATTACACGACGGTAATGCTAACGTTACCCACGTCAGCAATCTCGTTGGGTAGTAGAATGTAAGTCTCAGTCGTGTAGTCAAACGTTGTTAGCTCATCCATGCTAACAGCCGTTGTCGGTGTAATTATAGCTTTTTTCTTGTCTACGTGTTTAACGTAGTAGACAAGATCGGTGTCGGAAACGTTAACGACTTTCCTAACAATGTCAACGTAAAACTTTGTGTTGGGTGTTATCTTTGACCTTCCCACTGACGTCCACTCTATAACCTTCCCGTCGTTTACTAGCCTGTAGTCTAAATTCTCCTCAAAAACTCTACTCTTGTCAACGTAAACTTGAGTTACCCTAACCAAATAGTTTAAGTCTACGGCTGTCCCCATGTAGTCTACAGTCGATCCACTCTTTACCATCGCTACGGTGTCGGAGACAAAGGAGATCATAGCATTTTTAACTAACTCAGTACCCTTAGAAAACCTCGGATAGTCGGTGAAGAGGAGCGTGTTTGAACCCCTTGAAACGCTCGCCTTAAGCGTTGGAACGTACTTCTTACTAACGATGACTATCTTTGTACCAGCGGGGATATCCCGGTCAACGGGCTCGCTCAAGTATAACTTATTGCTAATCTTAAACAACACCTTATAGTACCTGTTCGGTAGGTCGCTGAAGTAGACGGTAGTGTTAGAAAAGTTCATCAGCGTGTAGTCAATCTGCTGCCCACCCGTTAGGTAACTTACCTTGAAGGAGATCTCCTTCTCCCCGTACGCGTGAGCTACGCTCGTTTCCAACTCTGGGTATATCAAGCTACCGTACCCTACGTTCATGTCTGCCGTAACTGCGTCCTCGATAGTAGCCTCGCTCAACTCTTCGTTGATACTCGTAATTTTTGTAGTTAGGACCAGCTCTTTGTCTAAGCTCAGTATGTTAACCACGGCGCCGGGTTTTAGCATGTTTATATCGTCAACAAACCTTACTCTATCTGGAGAGGGTACCTCCGTTACGTATATCGAGCGGTTCTCACTGACCGCTAAGTTGTGAATAGTGTTAATTTCCGAAATGCCTGAAATCAACCTGTACAGCTCCTGCCTTGAAACCTCTTCCCCAAAATCACGGTTTCGGTAGCTTAGGTAACCACCGACAACCTCACGTATTTTGTTTGAAACAACCGACGAGGACACGCTTGGGTTGATACCCACACTTATGCTAACGTCGTAGGGTATAAACGTAGGATCTATAACGTCTACTTGGGTAGATACAATTTTTTTATCCTCCAAGTAGTCTCTAACGTAACTCTTAAACGCCTCGGTTGGGTACTTCTGATTCTTTGGAATTACACACACCTTAACGCCGAATATCCCTATCTCTTCCATCATAGAGTTGTCGATGACTGAAACTTTCTCTACTCCCGGGATCATGAGAGTTACGTCTTCAAAGTCCTGTCGCGTTACACACCTACCCTGAGTCCTGTATATACTCGGCGCGTTTCTCTTTACCTCACTTATAGACTCGCTGTCTGAAGCCCCGACGGCACCCTGGTCGTTTACTACTTTGATGTTCGGTACAATGTTGTTATCAGCGTCAAAGATAAAGTTGTTTATCGTAGTAATCTGAAAGGGCATAACGTTGTGGTCTAAGTTCGCCCCCACAGTGTACAGTACGTTAATAATCAAGTTTTTAGCTGGGTTTATACCGTAGTTTCCGTCACCGAATGATACGTACGCGTTAAACTCGTCGTCGTAGTCAACCGTGAAGTAACTGTTTTGCCCTAGAGTGTCGATAAAGTCTACTTGGGTGTATAACTCATCGTTAACGGTCAGCGTTTCTACGGAGTTGACAGGAAACTGCCTTAGCCTGTACCTCCTCCGCGGCTCGCCCGTAGAGATTAGAGACTCCTCTACTAGAGTTCCGGACTTTGCCCTAACGTTGACACTAGTCTCCCCGCTGTACAGCACCTTGTTCTCAGTAGTGTAGAACGGTACTCCGCTCTTTGACACGGCGGTAGTGTACTTAGGAATGATTATATTCTTAGGGTAAGGGCTGTCCAGGTAAAACCTTAACATTACGACCGACTGACTCGGGGGACTAGGGTTGTACCCTATCGTTTTTGCTAGAGAGTAGACTCCCGTCTTAGTCTTAGCCGTTGGTAAGAAACACTCGTTGACACTCATGTTTAAGTAGTAGTTCATAAGCGTTGCTTCGTAAGCGAAAGCTTCCAACAACTCAACACCAAAGTTACTAGCTAAAAAGTCTGTCCACCTGTTGGGTAGTCTAGACTGCACCCTGTTCTTAAGTAGCTCTACAATTTCCTCAAAGTCAACCGGTAGTCTTTCAATGTCTATCAAGTTCAAATTATTCATTACTATACATACCCCTTAGCCCCTAATGTAAAAGTTAAAGTAGTCTTCAACCCCACTTCTCCTGTAGTAGAAAGACACCGCGATCGCGATAGTGTGGTTGTCGTAGTCTAAGTCAAAGTACACGTCTCTTACCTCAATTCTAGGTTCCTGAGTGCTAACAATGCTGTATATTTCCCTCTTTAGATCTTCAATTATAATCTCGTCTAAAGGCTCAAACAGTATCCGCTTGAGGCTGTGGCCAAACTCCGGCTGCATGACCCTCTCGCCTCTAGAGGTCCCCAGTATTCTCTGCAGGGAGGCGCGGATTAAGTTACGGTGGTCGTTTACCTCCATTATACCTGGAGCGTAAGTTTCAGTCTCAATAAGTAAAGGCACCGGCCCGCTGTAGCCGGCCGCCTCCCTGTTCTTAGGGTACGTGTACTCGTACGTGTATGACACTTAGCTCATCACCTTGGGATTAATTTTATTTACTAAAAAGCACCGTCGCAGCGAGTAAGTCACCGCTAGCCGGGTAGTGTTTCACTTTCCTCTACTACTATCGCTCTGTAGACTCCGTTGTAGCGCGACGCCGCCGGCTCCATGTGCATTCCCTCATCCTGACCGTTCCACGTGTCTAAGGGGCAAGCTATACCGTGTTTAGCGAATATGTAGTACACTTTCTCCCTCTCGTTGCAGTCGTAAGAGCTGTAGTTAAAGTCAAAGGCCGCGCCGTACTTGTGCATAGAGTCGGACGCCCCGTACCTGTTTTCCTCCCGAAAACCGTCGGTAAACTGAAACTTATCGTACAAAGCCGGCTCAATCTGCTGCATTTCGTCCAAAGCCGCCTCTATTCTAGAAGCGAACTCAGCGCTAAACCTGTAGTCTATACTACCCTTTCTATGTTTCTTTAGAGTCGTAATACTCTGCTTGTAGTACTGCTTCATGCTACTACTAGCTTGACGCTGGGTCGCACCCCACTGCCTGATCGGGGAAACGCTCTGAGACTTGCACTTGTTTCCTAAACTCGGCCCACCCGTTGAACTCCGCTGGTACACGACGTTGGACTGGTCGCCGCAGTTAGTGTTGACCCTTACGTTGTACTCTTCCAACTCCGCCGCGTAGCTAGCCCTTTCACTCGCCGACATAAAGTCTAGCTCCGCCTGCAGCTTGATGTACTTTAAGGGTACTACCCGCTCCTTGCTTGTCAAGTCCATCATGATCTGGTGGTCTGCCAAGATAACAACGTCGTGCGCCGCGTGAATTGTAACGTCACCGTCGCTCGAGAGGCTTATCCTGGACCCACACCGGTGCTTAAGCTCAATGTACTGCGAGTCGTCGTCAAACATCAGGTACCCGGTGTTTGTCTTTATTATCTTTCTACTCGGGTAAACGTCCTTAGCCTCCGAGGGTACAACGTTTTCATTCTCCCTAAAGATTGAGCCTAGCCACAGCGGTTTGTAGGGACTTCCGTTTACGAACATGACTGACACGAGGGAGTTCAACTCGGGGATAAAAAATATCCCCTTGTCGGTGTGACCGTACGGAAAGCACGGTTCTGACCACGGTAGGTCTTCCGTCTTAATGTTTCCGTACACACTCGGTACGGACACTTTTAACCTACCGAGTTTTTTCGGATCATCGTTGTCTACCACTAAGCCTATATACACACCTGTAAGTCTAGAAGACATAGAACATTGCCTCTCCCTCTGGGTTCTCCATACCCTTTGAGTCAAGCTCGGAGCACAGTACTACACGCATGTACGGTTGGTATGGGTGCGTGTTAGTCATCCCGTAGTTGTAGGTTACGGAAGCTATGTAGTACAAGCCGTTTAGATCCTTAAGCTTATCACCCTCCAAGCTTACGATCTCGATGCAGCTTAGCGGAGTCAACTCAGGTATAACCTCTATAAAGGTGTCTACTAGTTTTCCAAAGGTATGCACCCTGTGCCTTAGGTTAGAGATGTAAATCTCCTGTAACTCCTCTTCGTCAATACTACCGGTGATGTACTGGGAGGCTAACCCCCTGTGCTGTCTTTTGTCGGAAACTCTTAGCGCCGGATTTAGAATCCCCTCCTGCTCAGGGGTTAAACTCGGCACTTCCAACTTAAAGTCCTTAACGTTGCTGTAGTCTTGTACAATGTCAGTGTAGCTCGGAACGGGGTTAAGCAGTGGGTTGTTGCTGATCAGACTCTCACTGATTAGACTCGCACCGCTAAAGCCTCCTACTAAACTACCCAAACCACCGAGTCCACCGAGACCACCGAACTTTTCGTCTTCGGGTTTTCTCAACCCAATGTAACTCTGTTTAGACATTGAGTCCGGCTTGAAGCCCTTAAAGCTACTGTAGCCCCGGTCAAGGTGCACCAAGCTGTCCCTACTACCGTACTTCTCTATCAAACTCTTAAAGTTAGTGATGTTGACCAATTCCTTAGAGTTTTTAATCATGTCTAAGTTTACAACGTACGGGGTTTTTAAGCTCTGCGTAATCGGGGCAAAGTACGCCTCACCGTTGAACATAAAGAAGTTGTAGAGTAGCTCCCCGCTAGTCGACCTAGCGTAGGGTAGCATCGACCTAATCATCTCGTAATCAGTTAGCTGTGCCTGTAGCCAGTTGTAGCTGTAGTCGGTCGGTACTATCTTGCTTACTCTCCCACCGTTTCTTACTACTATCTTACTCACAATGTTAGACACGGTGGTCTTACCGTACGACTCAAACTTCTCACTCAGCTGCATTGTGTAAAAGATAGGGTCGACACACTTTAGACTGATCAGCTTGCCGGCGTTAATATCGCTGTACTCAATGTCCATCTCCGTTACGCTAAACTTTGTAACCTCGTAGTTAACTACGCAGAACTTAAACGGTCCGGAGAAAAACTTACCGTTGTGCCTTAGGCTGTACAGCTCGTCCTCAAACCAAACCTCAACGGTCCTGTCCTTAATCGGAAAATTCTCAATGTTTTTAAAGTCTTCAAAATAGTCTTCGTTAATCATCAGTAGGATTTCAGCGTATACAGACGGGGTATACTGAGACAAGTGGTAGGAGAAGCTCTTAACCACAGTCGGGTTGTGACTGTACCACGACAGGTTGGCCTTAGTTATAAAGTAGTCAAAATACTCTACTGTGTTAAACACCGCTAGACACCACTTCCTACTTGTAGTACCGGATTAAGTAGTATTCAACGTAAGACTTAGGTATAATTCTTAAGATAGTACCTTCCGCAACGTCAAATGGATTTACGATATCGTTAACCGCCATTATTACCCAGAAAAGCTCAGGAGTCCTGTAGTACTTCCAAGAAATCAAGTCTAAGCGGTTAACCTCACCCTCCCTTACCCTATGCGCGTACTCTCCGCTCACGTACTCGGGAACACTGCCGGCAAAGTTTCTTAAAAACAAAGGCAGCACACCGATACCCTCAAACTTGTACAACTCTGAATTCACGGCCATGTGGTGCCTGCTGTCGGTGGCGGATGGGTAAATCTTTCTCCCGTAGTTTAGGTTTAAAATCTCCAACCTCTGGCTGTAGTCCGCCATTAGCTTAGTACCTCTTCAAACAAGCTTAAGTTTACACGCAGCAACTCGTTAATGTTACTCGCCACCGCGGTGTCTATCTTTTTCGCTTGGTCGTAGACTCGCTTGTACTTAGCAACTTCCCCCTCAGACAGGGTACCCCTACTCTTAAGGTCGTGCGACCTCTCATACATTAGTTGGTTGACATTCTTTAGGTTATTCATGCTTTTTAATATCTCCGTTTCTAACAACAGTAGGTTGGAAAAGTACAGTGTTGTTACGGGTGCTAGATCCCCGTAGTAGGTAACACTACTGTTTAAACTTTTGTTTATATCACTCAGCGTGTTTGAACTCTTTTCTACATACAGGCTGTTAGTATATGTTGCCTCGTCTAAATCTTTCTTAGTTACTAGCGTAGAGTTCTCTAAAACACTGACTAGCGCTAAGATGTTACTGTAAAAGTCAGTAACGTTACTTAAACTTATGCCGGAGTCTATCGTAGACAGTATGTTAACCGCTGGCCAGTACAAGTCAATGACACTCTGCACCGGCTCTGCTAAAGCGGAGTTTGAAGACCTAACTATCCTAGACAAGGCTGACAGCGAACTAAACAGGTCCCTCTCCCTAATGTTAGTTAGTAAACTAGCGTAGTCTGACACATCCTGCACTGAACCTATAGCGTTTTGAATTTTTTCCGACAGTAGCAAGGACTCGTTATCACTGCCTATGTCTAGAAAGTTAAACTGATCGTTGCTTACGCTACTCATTACGCTACTAAAGTCAGTGTTGATCTGCTGCACGGCCTCTGGGTTAAAGTTTAGCGTGTTAAAGTCTCGGCTGTAGTCAAAGTTTTTCATGTTTTGGTACGCTCTGTCTAGGTTAGTGTAGTCAGCGCTAGTGTAGTTAAAGTTCTCGTACCTGTCGCTTGTCCTTTGAATAAGTGTTAGAGTTTGGTCACCGGCGTCTACCGGTCGAGTGCCTGCACTACTAATAATTTCTGGAAAACTCACCGGTCGGTTTTCTCCGGCATACACGCTTGTTACCAGTTCCTCGTCCTTGTAGTCCATACCGAACAGAATCTGCGGGTTGTTAGACAGTACAAACGCCTGCAGTTTTTTATAGGGTGTGTCACTCCAGGAGTACATGAAAACGTTTATAAACCGTAAGCTACCGCGGATGATCATCGGAAACATCTCGTTTCCTAAGTCCAGCATTTCCTCGCTCGTGCGGATGCTTACCTCTCTCAGAAACCCCTTAAAACCCCTGTACAAACCACCTAACTTCACCGCCAGCAGCGGTGGGTACCGGAAACCAAAGGATCTGGGGTACACTAGTCCCTGAAGCGCGCCAAGGTAAATTCTAACGTTTTTCATAAAATCCTTAACTTCAATGTTTTCCTCCCTGTAGGGGAGTGTATCACCTGTAAGCTCGGCCTCCGACCTTTTCGGCATGTAGTGAGTACCGCCGGCGGTTAGGAGTGTTCTGTTTATCGGTAGGATAAACTCTAAGTCAAGGGTTTTACTCAAGTTTTGCGAGTTATACTCAGCGAGAGCGATGTTGGCTAAGTCTACACTCAGCATCGCCGCCGTTTTTGACAAAACTTCAGGCCACTGAACCCCGGTATTCCCCCTTCTCGAGTAGGAAACTGAAACGCTGTCGGCTATCTCGGAGGGTAGCCACGGTAGCTTTATGTTGATACTCTTATTTTCTTCCTCGTCGGAGTCAATGGACGTTTTTTCCCCTACTTCCTCACCGTAGAAAGAGGCGCTTCTTATAACAATGGGTATAAATCCCAAGTAGTTGTCCTCACTGTTGTCCTGCGACGGCTTGTACTCAGGTAAGCCGTATAGATTAAAGAAGTCCATTTTTTGGAGTAAGACAGACCCCATACTCTTTGTATCACTACGAAAATATTCTTTAAAATTATCAAAAATTTCCATCAGAATATACCCCCAAGCTTCTTGTCTTCCCCACCGATGTTGAGACCGAATATCATCTCCATGATGTACCTTGGTATGTTGTTTACGTAGCTTCGGTCAACCTGTGCTGGGGGAGAGTCTACCATACCCCGGTCGTCACCCCTACCCTTGGCTTCCTTCACCTCGGCCTTAAGCTCGCTGATAGACTTTGCAAAACTGTCTGAAACGGCTTTCAACCCTGTCTTAATCTCACTGGTTACTAGGGAGTTAACCGACTGCTGGTAGGACTCTAGAGTTTGAGGGATGTTTATAGTGCGTGACACGTCTTCCTTTAGAATTTTAAAGTCTCTGTACATGCTGTCAAGCAGCTCTATCTCTTCTAACCTTCTAGTTCTGTACGGAAACCTCGCGTCTTCCCTTATTGTCTTAGCTATTTCCTCAAAGTCAGTTGTCTGTAGTCTACTCTCTAGTAAATTCTTAAAACCAGTAAAACCATACTGGTTAATCATACTAGCGGCAAGGGATAAGCTTTTGTAATTTTGTATACCCAATTCTCTAGCTTGTCTAAAGTACTTCGAAATGTCTTGCACGGCTAGCTTGTCTGTTTCAGTCCTCATCCTTGGGTCTTCTAATAATTTAGCAAAACCCTGGCTCTCTTCCGTAGAAAACGCTCTAGCACTCCAATCTTTACGCTTCAAGTCAGCAAAAACTCTGTCCCCCATCGTAGCCCTAAACAGCTTAGGGTCTACCTCAGCCAGTCTCTTTAGGTAATCCCGGGCTCGGTCAGCGCGCCACTGCAGCACTCCCAGCGAAACGGCGCCGGCGTCGTTTAGATTAACGGCGTCGTACCGATCACCGGCTTCAACCCTCTTTATCACGTCGTAGGTAGTCTTTAAAACCGCTCCCTCGTCCACAACTCGACTCAAGTTTGACTTGGTAACGTCAAACTCTTGACGCTTAAGCATAGAGTTTAGATCGACGTCCACCTTGATATTCTTTTCTTCAGGCTTAACGTTGTTTCTGTCTATTCTTTCCCTCGCGTCTCTCCCTACTGGGTAACCCAGCACCCCGCTACGCCCAACTTCTTTCGGAGGAACTGCGGCGTCCTTAACGCTCTTAAGCCAGTCTATAAACTTCTTACCGGGTGTTGTAACAAAGTCTAGCACACTGTCTCTAAAGCTACCCAGCCAGCTGCTAAAGTTGTCTAAGAAGGGTTTTAACTTTTTAACCTCCCCTATTACTCCGGAAAACACTCCGCCAAACAAATCGTCAATATTCTTCAGGAGTGGCGAGATGGTTCTATCGTATACGCTAGACGCTTTCTCAGCAACGCTGTCCCAAAAGCTTCTAACGGAGTCTACGGCGTCCGACCACACACCCCGCACACTCTCCCACTTATCGGTAACCCACCCCCACCCAACCTTAAGGCTCTCTATACTACTCTCCCAGCCTCTGACAAAAGAGTCCTTTATCTTATCAAACTTAGCGCTAACGTCAGTCTTTATGTTTTCAAATAACTTACCAGCGGTGTCTTTAACACCGCCTAGAAAGTCACCGATGGGCTTTCGAAACTTCCAAAGTAAAACTCCACCTAAAGTTGCAGCCGCTGCTCCCAATACCCAAGGGTTAAATAACATCGATACCAGTTTAGGAAGTAATGTTCTACCTAAGTGCATTCCGCTAGCTAATCCCAATCCTTCTAATAGCTTATCCTTTATATTAGACACAATGCCACCCTTAGCTTCTTCAACACCGCTAGTCATTAAACCGCTTCTCTCCAACCGTCTCGCCAGCCACCTAACGGCAACACCCGGGGTAGTTTTATTAAGTACTACTTGCTCGCTGAGCGGAATGTTTGTAATACCTGCCAACGCTCTCTCGTTAAGAAGATTACTGTTAGCTTGACCACTCACAACGCTAGCTATAGACTTTTTATCGGTAGTGTCGTTTTTTCTAACGTTTAAAAAGTTTAACTCTCTACTATCTTTACTATCTCTAGGAATTAAGACACCCTGCTTTTTATCTCTTTCGCTAAACGCACCGCTTCTGTTAAGAGTTAAAATACTCTGCTCCTCAATCTTTTTACTAAATGCGTCTCCTATAACCCTAAACGGGTCATTTATAAAATCTTTAATAGATCTAAATGAGTTTACAATCCTACCCACAACTTTTACTACGCTCTGAGTAACAGAGCTAACTGTAAGCGTGTTTGTCTTCTCAAGCGCACTCTCCATGCTCTTGACTAATTTAGTCGGTAGCGCTACAGTGTAGCTTAGGTTTTGCTCAACTATGCTTTGAAACTTAAGGCTTTGCCTAAGTAAAGCGTCGCTTTCTCTCACCGCGGTGTTAATTCTAGCCACTATGCTGTCTATCTTTTCTATGATTAAATCATAGGAGGATACTAACACGCCGCTACTCTCGGTCAAGTCTTTAGTCTTACTGAGTAAGCTTAAGCACAGAGACACTATGCTTTGAGTAGCGTCCTCTAGCTGCATGATGCCTCCGTTTAGAGACTCAAAGACGCTCTTTACTTCGGAGGCTAGAGCTCTAGAGCGTTCCTCGGTTAAGCTTGGTCTCTCTATCCTAATGCTTTGGGATATTAAGTCTAAGAGTACTTCGTTACTTTCAGGCATAACTAATCACCCTACGCTCGAGTTTAAACTAACACTACTGTTAGGAGTGTTACCCACTGCTAGTAGTCAAGTTAACAACTTGGAATTAATTTTAGTTTGCTAGACGTGAAAAGTGGAATGGGAAAAGGTCAAAACATTCCCATTCCACGCATGCTCGCCTCAGAGCTAGCCTTTAGCTTTTCTTGAATTATTCTCTGAATCTCCTCTAACCAGAACCTTCTTACTTTGAAGGTCATCATGTTAACGTCGTAGTAGGTTAGATCCCCGTAGTGAACTAGCTGGACTAACTCCCTCTCAATGTCAAGCTCTGGGTCCCGGTATACGGATAGAAAGTCAACAACCAACTGCGGGTCTTCAACTGCTCGGGCGAAAAAAGTCAAATGAGAGTACCGCCGCCTGCTCGAAGTAATCCTCGCACACGGGGCACTTAACGGCACTACTCTTTACGTACCCGTGGTCGTACTTAGCCATCTCCTCCCTCAGGGCTAGAATGTCGATAGCTGGAAGCTTCGGCCAGACCATGTTAAGCATCGTTCCGAAGTCCTCGTCCTGCGTCAGCACCGTTTTGTCTTCGTTGGGTAGAGTCATCTCAACCACGCAGCGCGCTAGCTTGTAGATGTCCGGGCTTATGGAGGACCCGTACTTTAGCGTTTCTGAGTGTGACTTCTCAGTCGCTTCTATCAAGTCCTTCAGCCTAGTCAGCCTAAACTTAACCTCAACCTGGCTCTTGGGTAACACTAGAGACATTGGTTCTACGCAGTCGGGTAAGTAAGTAACCTCATACTTAGCAAGGTCAACCAACGGCTTTACCCGAGCCCCACAGTTCGGGCAGTCAGTCTCCGTCTTGTACGTTGACCCGTAGCTCAACCCCCGGATCCAGTAGAGGAGGTAAAAAAAGTCCCCGATTGTAAACTCCTCGACGGGAAACTTCTCCTCTAAAACGTTCTGAACTAAGCGCTTTAGTATGTTGTAGAAGTTTCCCTTGCTAAACTTGTCGATTAACTTTTCCTCCGACGTTAGCCACGGCCTTACGTGAACCTTACCGTTCTTAATCTCCCTACTGTTGTACAGAACACCCCTTGACGGTAACTCAATCTCCTCTGAACCCTGGTTTAGAAAACTCAAGTCCAGTTCTTTCTTAGGCACTCGCGTCATCCTCCTTAATTAGAAATACACTAACACCACTCAGCAGTATTAGTAGTAAGCCCTCAATGTCTAGATCGTACAACTCGCTAAACACAACGGTTTGAACTCCCGCGGCTACCAAAGCCTTCGCACAGTGTACGCAGGGTGATATAGTAGTGTACACTACGCTGTCTTTCGTAGAAATCCCTTCCCTCGCTGCGATGGCTAGCATGTTGATCTCAGCGTGGAGCTCGTTTAACTCAGACCACTTGTGGTGGTCCTCCCTGTCAAAGTTACTAGGGTCGAAAACCTCGTCGCAGTTTACACAGCCAGGTGGTGTTCCGTTGATACCGGTAGAAATTATTCTATTATTTTTTACTAAAACAGCGCCTACCTTGTGTGAAACACAGTGGCTGTTGTTTCCCATAATTCTGGCAATTTCCAAAAAGGTAGTATACCATTTTAACTCCTTATCTGTAAAATTATTATAGTTAACTAACTTAACGTCTCGAATATTATAACCAGCGGTGTTTACTACAAACGGCTCGACCTTAAAAACTTTGTACATCTTTTCCTAAAATCCCCTTCGTGGTGCGCGTGTCTGGAATTACAATACTACTCTCCTGCTCTTTAAAAGCCTTTACAATGTCGTCGTCCGTTACCGGACCTACAACGTCAAAGTTGTTCAAGTTGATCCAGTGAACATTAGAGTTCGATGTTAAACTTTTATCTTCAACTTTGTTTGAGATGATAAAAAACCCGGGAGCCAAAACGTAGTTCATCGACCCGTCCTGCAGTAGCATTTTGTGCACGGTGTACACCTTGCTAGACTTAACAATGTTACTCGTACAATCATACTCCTCAACCCTCACCAAGTGCTCGCAGCGCATCGAGGTTTCATCTTTAACTAAAAAAATTAAATCCCCCGGCTTAATATTCACCGTACCAGATCCTTTCTGCTTAAATTTGTATATAAAAAAACTAGTTTGTTTCTAACGGTTCGATAACAAAGACTAAGTCTCTCTCGCTGGTTACCACGTCGACTATCCTTGTCCACTCGCCTGTAGCTACTTTGGTTTTAGACCCAACCTTAGCCTTGTTAAACTTCATGACATCGGGATACTTCCTCACGATGTCCTTGTATCCGCCACCCTGTTTTAGTCTAAACACTACAGTGTCAGTTTCAAAGAACAGCGGGTCCTCGGTAAACGTTTTGTCAACACTCTTTTCCCCTTTTAACCGCCACTTTTCTACCACTACCTTAACTTTACCGGCACTTGCCTTTTTCTTCTTAGCCTCGCTAGCCTTTAAGATCTCGTCAATACCACTCTTCTTAGCCACGTGTTAACCTCCCTCTTAATATACTTACCTATTAACACTACTATTATACCACAATTAAGCATGCTTGTAAACTGAGAATTCTCAGTTATAAACTATTTCTTAACAATCTTTTTAATATCGTTTGACCCAATACCTGACCACTCTCCAACTAAAGCACGGCTAAAGTCAACATACATTTTAACTTAAAATAAAGTCAATACACTTTTCAACCGTATGACCCTTGTTGTTTAAATAATCTTCTTCTTTAATTCGTAACAATTCAATACCAGGAATCACTGCTTTTATTTCTTGTTCTCTTATTTTATCATCATTTAATTGATCAATATTATCATGATAACTCTCATCGAATTCAATCCACTTCTTTAGTGCTGGTATATAAAAGTCTAAAAATCTAACTTTTTTATTATCTGAAACAGATTCAACTAATACTTGATATTCATTTGTAACTAATTTTCCACCCAACTCTATTTCTTTATTAGTAGCATAGAAGCATTCTAAATCTGGATACATGTCTGATAATATTAATTCTATAGAAGTGAATAATTCCTGTGAGTTTAATGAAAAACATGGCATGGAATTATAGTATACACCATATTTTTGCAGCATTGTGTTTCTAATTTTATTTTGTATTTCTTTTACTTGTGATATATATTTTACTCCGTATCTTTCTAAATTGGTTTGCTTTATTTTATCTTGAATTTCTTCTGAAAGTAGTGGATACTCTACCCCGTATTTTTCTAAATTTGTTTGTCTAATTTTATTTCGTACTTCTTTTATTTGCAGTGGATTCTTAACGCCGTACCTGTCTAGAAATGTTTGCTTAATTTTATCCCTCACTTCTTGTGATTTAAAATGAGAGTCAACGCCGTATCTTTCTAAACATGTCTGTTTAATTCTATTTTTTATTTCTTCAGATCGCGCTGGGTTTTCAACGCTGTACCTTTCTAAGCATGTCTGTTTAAATTTATCTCTTACTTCTTTTATTTGCATTGGGTGTTCAACATTGTATCTTTCTAAAAATGTTTGTTTCACTTTTTCTTTAATCTCTTTCACCACAAAAGGGTTTTCAACGCCGTATCTTTCTAAATTAGTTTGCTTTCGCTTATCTTTAGTTTCCTGCGCCGTTAGCACAGCGTCAGGAAAAAGCAACCTATACTCTTCAGTTGTCATACCGTGCGTTTTAAGGTGCTGTTCAAATATGCGACTTAGTCTTTTACCACATATTCTACATGTCACATAATCTATATTTTCCACTTTATCGTGGTAGTAGAAATCATAGCAGTCTTTATTTTTTGACAAATGACGATATAAATTATCTTTTATAGCAAAAGACTTACCACAAAAATCACAGCGGTATGATTCTTTATTCATCGCGATCAACACCATAATAAAATCTTTTAAATTCGTCAATTTGTTCTTTTGTATAATATCTTCTGTTATTAACCGTACGAAAAGCTTTTAACTTACCAATCCTGTCCCAATACTGTAAAGTACTTACAGCTACATTTAACATAACTGAAACTTCTTTTGGTTTTAATATTTCCATTATAATTATTCTCCTTAATTATATATAGTATTATATAGTATATATATAATTAAGTTATATTTTTTGATGATTTTTTTGTTTTCCTTTTTTCATTTGATTTGTGATGTCAGGAGACGGTCCCCATTCACGTACAAGAGCTCTGCTAAAATCAACGTACATGCGAAAAGTTTCGCCACTCTCACCGTCACGATTTTTAAACACATAAATAGTGGAAACATGTTGCCGGATGTCAGCGGGGGTGGAATTTATAGTAATTCCACAGTCGATAACTCTCGCGATGGAATATGATTCGGCGATATTAGCCTCGGTCAATATTTTTCCTGCTTCTAATCTTTCTAAAGAGTCCCTGTTTAGCTGTGTCGCCGTAACTATGGGTACCTTAAACTCAATGCCTAGATTTCTAACTTGGTTGTAGATAGCGTCTAACTCAAACCTCCTGTCACTGTAGTGGTGTGTAGACCGCATGATGTCAGCGTAGTCGATTATAACTATGTCCGGAACAAAGTCCTTGACCATCTCGAGCCTCTTTATAAACGTCGCGACGTCGACGGCAGTTACCGTGTCCGACGGGTACCGCTTGATGATTAGTCTTCCTAAGTGGTTACTTAGTATCTCCTTAAGCCTCTCTACGGCTTTCTTAGAGTTTAGCTCATCCTTAGTCAACCCTAGTAGCCTCATGTCATACCGCTGGGCCGTAATCTCTTGAGACATCTCCAGTGAGATGTGTAGCACGTTCTTCTTCTGTAGCAAGACGTTAGCCCCGACGTTGATGAGGTACATTGACTTCCCGCTGTGGGCGGGTCCCGTAAAGGTAAACACCTCCCCGATGCCGAACCCACCGAAAATCTGGTCAAACTTCTCCCAACCGGTAGAAATCCTTGGAATCTCCCGCTTGTCCTTCCTCCGCTGCCACCGGTTTAGTATCTCCTCGTCATTGTAAGCGTCGATACCGAAGTCGTCTAGGGAAGCTCCTATCGTCAGAGCCTTTTCTATCCTGTCCTTAACGTTCGGGTGCTTCTTAGGGTCACCCAAGTCGTCGATCGACTCACACACAGCCCTCTTAAGGGCTTGGCAGCTGATAAAGTTCCTTATGTTGTCTTCAATGTACTCTAGAGTCGACGTTGCGATTCTCTTGTGGTTGAATATCTCGTTTAGTGTTTCGTCGAGTGTTTCGGAGTGGTACCTAGTCGACAGTAAGTCCTTCAGCGCTTCCTTCGTCGGCATGCCGCGGTACTCTTCGTAGAAGTCTTGGATACCCTTAAATATCTCGGAGTATTCTTGTAAGTCAAAACTTCTATAATCGGTTAAGATACCTAACCTCTCAAATATCTTCGGCTCCTGAATCATTGCCGCAATGATCTGCTTCTGAAACTCAGGAGAGAATGAAAAAGTATCTGGGTTCCAGCCACTTATGTTAGCCATGACTTCACCCTTCCTACTTAAACATACTCATTAATTTTTCTAACGTAATCTCCGACTCGTCCAACTCCTTGACTTTACTGACAAAGACATCCTCAAACTCACCCTTAAAAATGTCTACTATCTCATAGTACGAAATGTCAGGGTTAAGCTTCTTGAGTCTAAATAAACTGCTAACGTTTGACTGCAGCGACGGTGTAAGCCTGTAAAAGTCCTCGGACTTCTTGTTAGGAAGGTGCTTGTTCAACTCTTCGGCCAGCTTTTCCCTCTCCCTATACTTGTAAAACAGCGGGGCTACTTTTGTGGAGAATATTACGCTGCTAAGCGGGGTCTCTTGGTTAGGCATGTTAGCGTGTATCGCTATGTCTCTCCAGTTTCGAAACATCACGTTGAGGTACTCTTCAATGTTTACACCGTCGGTTTCTCTTAAAAAGTTTAGAATCTGCCGCCACGCGGGCTTAGAGTTAACGTATTCGTTAATCGTAGCGTACTTTCTAGGAATCTCAATCGTGTTAGTTCTTGGGACAGCAATCTTCCCTCTGTTAGACTTAGTGTACTTGTACAGGATTCTGTTGTACGCTTCCGTGACTCTCGCTAGCAGGAGCAAGCGCGCCTTGTCCTTGTTTAGCCTGTCGGGTAGTAGCGTAAGCTTACTCACCGTATCCGTACCTCTTTTTGACCAAGTACTTGATAAAGTTTACTAGATCGTCAGCCTTGTAGTAGCGAGTTAGACTGTCGTTCTTTAACTTTGTCTTAACTATCTTTCTTACGTAACCTACGGCTCGGCGAGACCACCTACCGTCGTACGCAACGCTGCTGTCGTCTTTACGAATGTAGTCTCTATACTTACTCTCAATGTACAAGACAACGGTGTTTATAAACTCGTAGAGTCTGTTTATAAGCATAGTATAAAACATCTTTTCAGAGAGTATAACACCGCTGTAGCTGTTGGTAAAGTTAAAGTCTACATCGGTTGAAAGATTGATATCCTTAATTAAGTCGTCAACGGCATTCTTATTGTTAACGAAGTACGCTACAGCGTCTCTTACGCTACTCAGGTAGTTGTAGATTATGTTAATCGTGTCGTCTACTCCAAGGGTAGCACTGCTGCAGGAGGGGTTTAGTCTTAGCTTACTATTTAGATCATACGTATCATCTACGTACAAGTTCGCCCACTTCATACCCGAAGACATCGCAGCGTCGTCGCCGCTAGTGTTACTCTCGTCGAAGTTTCCAACTACGTCGGTGTAGGTTTTCTCCCGATCCCTTACCCTTCTCGAATGCTTGTAGTACTTCATCATAGTATTCTTCGCAACCCTGTTTAGGTACGCAAACAGGCGACCCTTCTCCGGGTCGTACCTGTCTAGCGCTCTCAGTATCTCAATAAAACACTCAGCCTCAACGTCACCCCGGTTGTTTTGAATGTGATAGTTGTAGCTAAACTGCTTGTTGATCATTCCGTTGATAAGCTTTAGAATACTAGGCTTAATCTTTTTAAACGACTCTCCGTCTTTTCTTAACTGGTATTCTCTAACATACTTAGTCATGTCTTTTTCGGAAAAGTACTCTCTTGTAAGCGGCTTAGATTTAGACATACTGTCACCCCGTTTTTCTAACGCGTTTGTTTTATTATACCACAGTAGTCGTTAAATGTAAACAGTAGTCTTGAGCACGGTGTAAAACTCTACTGCCGGTTAGTTTTAAGCGAATTCACTCTCTCTACGGAGATTATATCACACGCAGTAGGAAAAGTACAACTGCTAGCTAACACACGGTTTTTAATGTTGTTTTTTTAAAATGCATTTATAGCAACTAGTGCTATTTATACAGTACTTCTTCGAAAGCCAATTACTTTCTTAAAACTACAGTAAGTTAACTATCGACACTAGTAAAACCCTGCACACACCAAGACGACTCCAATTCTCAAAAAAATTAGTAGCAACGGGTGCTATTTATGCAGGGCTTTTTGAAAACTAGCCGTTTTTCTTAGAGATGTAGTAAGTTATAATTAGACAGTGAGAGTACTCTACATACAGTGTAAGTGTAGAAAGCCTTTATTTAAGTAAGGCGGTGAGTAGTTAGAAGAATTCAAACATGTTTTTAAATTTTTAACGTACAGTGTTTAGTTAACTAAGCTCGAGCAGCGGAGCGCTCCGCGGAGTAGTACAGCTAGAATCTAGATTCGAAAAGTAGCGTAATTATAATAAAGGCTAATACACTAGTAGCATGTGTTAGTAGATGTTGTTTAGTGCCTTAGTGCTTAGTTTAACTGTAGGCGTTTAGCACTCTAGCTTAGCTATGTATAAATAATAATAAAAATATTTATAAATAAATATTAAAAATATTACTAATCATTGCAATATAAAGAACTGGTAATTTATTGATTCTAGAACTTAGATAACATGTTAACTATACAGTGTAAATACTTGTAGTTGTATCGAAGAATTGCTTAGCAATTCTTCGATTGTAACATAAACATGTTTATGTTACACTGATTGATATTAAAAACTATAGCTAAGATATTTAGTTATAGCATTGCTAATAAAAAATATAATAAACAGTACTGTTAATTAAATCAATCAGCACTGCTACGTAGTAATTGTTGCTAACAGTTAGAGTCAAAGAATTGCTAGCATGCTAGCAATTCTTTGACTGGCTCAAAAACATCTAGATGTTTTTGAGCCAATAAATAATTATAACTAGCGTAGTTTTTAAAAATAATATTGCTCTAGAGTAATATATATTAAATAGTTACAAATACAGCGTTTTTTTCACCATAAAAGTATCTCTATAGTTAGAGTGTATTTAGCTAACATAGCAGTGGTTGCTATTCTTTGAAGCAAAGCTATGTACAACATCACCGAAGCGAGTTATAATACAACTAACTAGTCAAGCTTCTACAAAGCGGTAGCTAATTACAGTGTTGGAGGATGTAGGATTGAGTGACAAAAGTATCGGTGAGGGTGTTCGTGCCTTAGTGGAGAGGGTTCATTCGCTGTGGACCGAGAAGTACCGGCCGACTAAGGTTGAGGAACTGGCTGCTAGCAGCGACGTTAAGAAGTTTCTAACCGAGTCGATTAGAAAGCAAGACATCCCCAACCTACTGCTCTACGGTAAGCCGGGGACGGGTAAGAACTCGATTGTCAGCGTTATCCTAAGCAACGTTAAGTGCTCTAAGTTAGTCATTAACGCGTCTGAGGAGCGCGGTATCGACACTATCCGCGACAAGGTGATGGCCTTTGCTACGTCGTCCGCTTGGGGAAACACCCTTAAGGTTGTTGTCTTAAACGAGGCGGACGGCTTGAACTACACGGCTCAGGACTCGCTGCGAGAGCTGATGGAGACTTCCAGCAAGTACTGCAGGTTTATACTCACGTGCAACGCCGTTAACAGGATTAGCGACGCGATTCGAAGCCGGTGTGTAGAGTTTGAAACCCACGTTGAACCGGTCGACGCCGCCAAGCGGTTGGTTGAGATACTCGACAGCGAGGGAGTTAGCTACACCGAGGAGTACGTTGTAAGCGTGATTAAGAAGTACAACTCTGACTTGCGAAAGATTATCAACGAGTCGCAGAAACTACACACTATACACGGGAAGCTAAGCGAAGCCGTACTGAGGGACGGTATTCTAGAGTCTTACCGCAAGCTCTTTGACCAAATATTTACCAAAGCTAGTAGTATTAAGGACATAGCAAAGTTAACTAAGAGGATCATTTTTGACGAAAACATATACACGTCGCTGAAGGACTACTTTGTCGAGAACTACGACATACCCGACGCTATCATCGTCATAGCCGACCACGCCTACAAGTCTAGAGTCGTGGTCGACAGGGACCTCGTGTTTCTAAGCTGCGTTGTTACACTAAAGGAGTTAATCAGCGAGAGTAACGGGTAGTAGAAGGGAGGTATTCCGGTGAACACGTATGTAGACTTAGTTAGCGACATTAAGACTAGTGGGTTTAAGTCTAGCCCGAGAGGGCAGGAAGTAACCGAACTTTTGTTTAAGGACTTAAGGGTGACGAACAGTGAGACTATAGTCAACTCCAAGTTTCGAAACACCGCCGACAGCACTACTCCCGAGGGAAGGTACCTACGCGCGGAGTTTATGTGGTACATGTCCGGCTACCTACAGCCGGACTACATCGCGCGCTTCGGGAGAATGTGGGATAGTCTAAGAAACCCTAAAAGTGAGCGCCGCTACCCACCGCACGAAGTCAAGCTACACGAAAACAAGGTCAACTCAAACTACGGTTACCACGTTTTCTACAAGCCCGTGACTGAGATTCCGATATACAAGTACAACCTGTTAAGGTCATATCCAGACAGCCCGTTCTCGTACGTTGTTAGAACGCTTAACCGGGACCCACACAGCAGGCAAGCTATCATCCAGTACACCCTGCCGAACATATACGAAGACGGTGTTAGGGATTTTACGTGCACCCAAACCCAGCACTTTTTGATAAGGGACGGAAGGCTGTACAACTTAGTACACATCAGGTCTTCGGACGCGGTTAAGGGCTTAACCTTTGACATTCCCTGGTGGGACATAGTAGGGCAGCTTCTGGCTAGGGTGCTGGGTGCGCAGTACAGCGACATGCTGGTACACATCGGGAGCGCGCACTTCTACGAGAGAGACTACGGTTTAATCGACAACTTGCTTAGCAACGGTGTTAGTTGGAAACGGCTGTTGCTGAAGGACCACGCTGAGTTAGTTGAGAACGCGCAGGCTGTCAGCGACGGTATCGCTACGTTTTTTACTAGTGTATACACAGAGTCACGCCGAGAAATAGTAGCGTTAATTAACTCTGTGTATAAGTTACTTAATACAGACTGTAACGCGGAGGTTACAATGCACAGTCACGTTATACCAGCTTACTTAGAGATAGCGCAGGCGTTTGTCTACTTAGCGTCAAAGTTTAACGTAGAGAGTGACGTGTGCGAGCTGTACAACAACGTGTTTTTTAACGCAATGTTTGACGTTGTTTGAGTGCGGAAGAGTAGGCAGGAAGTTAGTAGGGAATTAACAGAAGTTTGTAAACTGACAACTAACAGTGAAAGGAAGGTTTTGCGATGAGTAAAGTAGTACTTAAACCCAGTGATGTTGAGAGCCTAAAATACTTACTAGCGCTGTGTCCAGATACCTTTTCAAGTGTACCGGTAAAGTTTGTCAAGAAGGATGGGGAGAGCGCGGTAGCTATCGAGACTATCGACATTAACGGCGACACGGTGTTTTCCGGAAAGGTAGTAGTCAGTGATTTCGAAGATATTGAGGACAACTCCGGCTTAGTGGTAAGGCTACCGCTCAACAAAGCTCTGATCAACAGCGTGCTGAACTCCGGTTTTGAGGAGCTAACGGTAACAAAGAATAAAATTTCCGCCAAGGGGCCGAGTAAGAAGCTAGACATGGCGCTACTCATGATAAGCGAGGGTGACGTGTTTGAGTTTCCACACACCGGTGAAGAGCTGTACGAGTTAGCTAAGAGTGAGAACGACATCAGGGACTCAAAGTTTACGGTCTTTAGCCCAGAACTGCCGCAGTTAAAGGAACTAGTCGACATGGTGTCAGTCTTGTCAGACTTAGACGCTCTAGAGTTTAGGGAAAAGAGCGGTAAGCTTACGGCGCTGGGTAAGGATGTCTTGGGTAATGAGTTTCAGTACACGTTTGACGTAGAAGTTGACCCCGGCTTTAGCGGTAAGTATGACACTAACTTAGTTAAAGTTTTAAACAAGATTACAAAGTGTAGGAGCGACAGTAGCTTAAGCATGCTGGTGAGTGACCTACTGATCGGAGTTACACTAAAGGATGACAAGTCCGTAGTTACCCTAGCGGTAACGGCTAGAAGAGACTAGTTTAGCTGACACAAGTTTCAGGAAACATAAGGGTAGGTGAAGTGTCTACCCTTGTGTTTTCTAAGAAGGAGAGTAGGGTGAAGTACCTTATAGTCGACTGGCTTAACCTTGTAAAGCGCTACACGTACTCGCGAGACATCTCTAGTCTAGACGAGGCGGAGTTAGTCACCGGTTTAACTGTTAGCTTGATAAACAGGATAACTGACTTGGTAAGTGAGCTTAAGCCAAACTTAATATATATCTGCTCCGACAACGGGTACAACAGGAGAGCTACGGCGATTCTAAGCGGTTATAAGAGTGGTAGCAAGAGGTTTAAGAGTTTAACCAACGAGGAGAAAGAAAAGAGTTACGTTGAGTACCTTAAGAAAGTCGTGTACACTCTGCCGTTTCCGTTCATCGACGTAAAGAATACGGAAGCGGATCTGATTGTTTACGTTTTAACCAGGTACCTAAGAAGACTAGACGACAAGGCAAGGTTTATCGTAGCGTCGAGTGACTCAGACTTTGTGCAGCTGCTGGGCGAGGATACTACCATTTTTGACTGGTACAAGGGGGAAGTTACGGTCGACAACTGGTGTAGCAAGTACAAGCTTGACGCTTGCTTCAGCCACCGTAACTACGCCTTAGCGAAGTCTATAGTCGGTGACAAGAGTGACAGTGTAAGCGGGCTGTACAATTGGGGATGGAAGAAGGTCTCTAGAGTGTTTAACGTTATCGACAGCGTGTACGGGGATAAAGCTACTGTTAGCAGCGTTGGTGAGCTAGAGAAGAGTGTTTCTAGTATCTTAGGCAACTACGCCGACGGGCTGAGTAGTAGGGATAAGAGACTGCTAGAAAACTTTAAGACTGTCTTGTCAGACAGCGGTAACAAAAGGTTGATTCAGAGCAACCAGTCAGTCATTGACTTGTCAAACTTAGAAAACCCGTTCGTATACAGGGTAAACTCTACTATAGAGAGGGAAACTTTCGAGAGAAAGCTCAAGTACGACCAAAGAGAACTCTACAAACTCCTTCACTTAGACATGTACAAGGGGAACGACTTAGAATACACACAAATACTGCGAAAAAATGCTAAATCTGCCGCAGTTTTAGTGTATTTTTCACACAAAATAAACGAGGCAGTAAAACTATTAAGCAAGCGAAGGGTGGTGTCATGAGGGCCATTCTGGTGGGGGACATGCACATTGACAACGCTAAGACTTCGATCACCGACAGCGACTCGTTTCGCGAAGTGTTTCAGCTGTTTGACCTCATAAGAAGCAGTATCTACAGGGAGAAACCTGACTACACGATATTCTTCGGCGACGTATTCAACTCACCCAACTCAATCACGTCCTCCGTGATGAGCATTATCTCAAAGCTCATAGCTGAGATAGCGCTGGATACTACCGTTCTGCTCATAGTCGGAAACCACGACGACGTTGACAACAAAGTCTCAGTGGTAAGGGTCGGTGACAGAGACGTAAGGGTAAGGGCGTCCCTACTCGCCCCGTTCGCCCACTACCCAAACGTAGTTGTCTTTGACTCCCCAAAAGTTGTCAAGATTCAGGACGGGGTGGAGGTTGCCTTTATCCCGTACAGCACGGACGTATACCCCTATCTAGACGAGGCCGACCGAAAGTTTAGCGCCGGGACTAAGAGGATCCTGATGGGGCACTTTAACCTACTCGAAACGCAGCACGCGTACGGCGGTTGGAGAGAGAGTCTCCCGAACGTTCCAACTACCGAAGAGTTAGTGAGAAAGTATAAGTATGACTTAGTACTACTCGGACACGTGCATGACCCTGCTGAGTACGTGGTAGACGGAAGAAAAGCGGTGTACATTGGGTCCAGTAGAAACGTTGACTTTCGAAATACAGGCGAGTCTAAGGGGCTACACGTGCTTGACTTTGACAAGCCTGAAGCAATGAAGTATATCGACAACCCACACACGTACATATACAAAGTCTACAGCAAGTTTGAAGACTTAAGGGACTACTGTAAGAACAGCGAGTTGGAAAAGCTGAGTAGGACTAAGATACTGTACAAGTACAGTAGCGTTAGGGACATGCGAAAGGTTTCAAAGCTAAGGGAGTTCTTCAAGTCCGTTAAGTTTGTTAAGTCTACGGCGTCCGAGGAGTTTAGCCAAGCGTCTCTAAACGCGATAAGCGAGTTTGAGGAACTCCTAGCCAACAACCTGCTGACTGACGACAAGCTGGTTGACTACGCCCTTCAGTTTAAGAAACCGCCTACCGGTAGGGACGATGCGGTTAAGATCATTGAGTACGTTAAGAGACGGTGAGAAGCGTGAAGAATTTTTTTTCGGAACTGAGGTTGTCTCTAGCAATCAAGCTTGTTAATCTAGCAGTTTGGGTGATTAACAAGCAAACTCTAGAGGGTATCTCACTAGTAATAGCGATCGACAGCTGGGCTCGGTATCTAGAGCATACGTTTAAGGAGCAGGCGAGTTCGAAAGAGAACCCACCGGTACCCCCGGTAGAGTAAGGGTGACTCGATGCGCATTAAGAGTATAAGGCTTAGAAACTTTCTGTCGTTTAGTAGTGTTGACTTAGACTTAGTGCGGAGTGTCAGCGACGACCCGGTCCTGTATATCATTAGCGGTGTTAACTACGACAGCGACAGTGAGGATGCTAGCAACGGCAGCGGTAAGTCCGCCCTCATAGGCGAGTCCGTAACCTACAACATATACGGTAAGGGCTTGAGGGGGACAAAGCAGAAGGTACGGCTTAACGACATGGTTAAGTACGGTGCGCAGGACATGTTTAACGAGGTAGAGTACTTAATCAATACGGACGACGGTCCGAAGAACCTTGTCATAACTAGGATCAAGCAGTACGACGGGTCTAGCTCCGTGAGTGTCTTAATCGACGGTGAGGAAAAGACAAAGAGGACGAAGAGGCTGTCCGACAAGGACATCAAGCTGTTTGTGAACATTTTACCCGAGGTGTTTTCCCAGGTCATAGTGTATTACAGGGACAACGTTAACCTCTTGTCTATGAACTACGGGCAGCGTTTAGACTTTTTTAAGAACATAATAGATCTAAACATAATAGACGACTACTACAACAAGGTTAAGGACTTTAAAAACTTAAACGAAAAGTATCTAGACAGGTTAACCTACAGCTATAAGAATATCGAAGAGATTATAAACATAGTGGATGAAAACAAGGGTAAGTACAAGAGTTACTTAGAGTCTAGACTGCTAGAGTTAACTAGTAAGTTAGACGACCTAAAGTGCGTAGAGTTTGAAGACACCGAGTGGCTAGAGACAAGTATAAAGACTCTTGACAAAGAGATAGAGGATCTAGACAAGCGCTTGCTAGACTGCCAGAGCAACGCTAGCTACGTAAGAAAGAGTATGGACAAGCTTGAGAAGGAATTAAAGAAGATAGACTCGCTAGTTGACATCGAGTGCCCGACGTGCAAGCAGTACGTACCCAGGAACCACACTGAAAGGATAAGCGAGCAGTACAAGGATGAGTTGAGTAAGCTTTCAGTCAAGCTAGAAGAAATTTTGAAAGAAGTAGAAAGCGTTAGTAAGAAAAAGACTGAGGTAGCTAAGAGTAAGAGTGAGTTGAGGGAACAGCTGAATAAGATTAACAACGACAAGGTTCTAAACGAACAGAGTGTAAATAACGTTCAGGCAGAGATTAAAAAGGTAAGGAAGGAGATTGAAGAGCTAGAGAGTAGTAGCGACAGCGGTGTCGACAAGAATAAGTACGAGAAAAAGCTAGAGGCTATCGGTAGGGCTATCGGTATTCGAAGCAACTGGAAGCAGAACCTAGACTACTGGTACAACCTCTTCGCGCCCAAGTCCCTACTCCGCAGCGCTATCATTAGAAAGTACATCAACATACTGAGTGACATCTTTGACTACTACATTTCAAAGCTCTACAACAACGAGATCCTCAGTAAGATTGAGATAGACGACGACGGGCAGATAGACATTCTTCTGTACAAGGACAACTTTGAGACTAATTACTGGCAGATGAGTTCGGGGGAGAGAAAGAGGATTGACATCGCTATGATGCTCTCCCTGTATGAGTTTACCGCCCACTTAAACCCGAACATGCCTAAGTTTCTTATACTGGACGAGGTGTTTGACTCCCTAGACTACCCAGGTATAAAGGCTGTGACCGAGGCCCTGCTCGACGTGCAGAGGAGGCACCGGGTAGACCTTTTCGTAATATCACACATCCCGCTACCTATCGAGGATATAGACAGCGCTACAAACGTTAAGCACATTCTAGTGGTAAAGAAAGACAAAACGTCTCGAGTTGAGTCCGTGAGTTAGGTTAACTTACAGTTAGTCAATATAAAGCAAACCAACTTAGAAAGTGCGGTCTTCTATGAAAAACCTAATCGGCAACGAGCTTAAGCCCACCGAGTTTCAGAGAAGAATCATTGACCGAGTAAAGAATAAGAACGCCCTCGTGGTGATGCCCACGAATTCGGGCAAGACATTGATCGCGTATACCTGGGCGAACATTCTGAGCGATGACTTTCGAAAGATAATCTTTACCGCACCGATCAAGGCTCTGTCTAACGAACGGTACAGAGAGTTGAAGAAGGAAGGGTTGGACGTTGGGTTAATCACCGGTGACGTTAAGTGGAACCCAAGGGCTAAGGTTCTCTGCATGACGCAGGAAATCTACTACCAGCACTACTACAAGGTCCCGTCGTACGTAGTCATTGACGAGTTTCACTACATATTCAACAACGAGGACAGGGCCCGCTGCTACACTGAGTCCATCACAAACACCAGTAGAAAGACCGACATGCTCTTAATGTCAGCTACGTGCAGCAAGCCGGCGGAGATTAAGAAGTACGTTGAGGGTCTAACCGACAGGAAGTTTTGCCTAGCAACTTCGAAGGAGAGGCTAGTACCGCTGGAGGTCAACCGAAGGGGCGTTAAGCTGAGTAAGGTTAGGGACGCCTTAGTCTTTTGCTTTTCGCGTAAGGCTATTAGAACTCTGATTAACGAGCTTTACGGGTGTAGGAAAAGAATTTCCGACAAGAAGATAAGAAAGATATCCGACTTAGCGTCGGAGTACCGTGTTAACTTTTTCCCAGAGTGGGAGATCGGTGTTTCAAAGTACCACGGTAAGCTACTGCCTAAGGAAAAAATGTTTATCGAGTACTTGTACAGAAACGGCTTTGTCGACACCGTTATCGGTACGGACTCCCTAGCGCTGGGGGTAAACTTACCGGCAAAGTACGCGGTGATAGCGCAAGTCTACAAACCTGGTATCGGGTACCTAAGACCCTCGGAGTTTCACCAACTCACCGGTAGAGCCGGTAGGTTTGGTCAGCACGAGGTCGGTATCGCTACGTGGCTGAGGGAGTCTCCCGTTGAGGATTGCTACACGGACTTAGAGAGTGAGTTTAACCGGTTGGTAGACTCTGAGTTAGAGGACGTTGAGATAAGGGTCGGCGTAGACTACCAGGCTCTAATACTGGGAAGGTTTGTAGAGGACGAGGTAGCGCTGTGCAGTAAGTACGCCTTTCCAAAAAGTGATTTAGGTTACTATAACAGGCTAGTTACTGAGGCTGACGCGAAAATAAAAGCCAACTTAGCCTACGTACTGGAGCGCTACGGCCAGCAGTTTCATGACCAGTACAGAAAGCTTTTAGTGATGTCTTACTTACCCGAGTGGGACTTAGAGAGAAACCTTCGCACCGCTGAGTTAGTGACTAGCGAGTACTTTAGAACTGGAAGCATTTACCTGCGTGAACTACTACCGGTGTTGAACGCGGAGTTCGGCGTTGAGTCAAGCTGTGCCGGAGAGTACCTACACGAGCTGCTGCTGTACAACAAGTGGGTCAGGAGCGTGTCTAAGTTTGACAGCGCTCGCTTTTTTGACCTAAATTACGTAAGCGAGCTGGTTGACGAGATAGACTATACGGTGTTCAGGCCGGACTTGAGTATTGAATAGTACTAGTTTACAAATTACATACAGTGTATTATAATTAAATAAACTTAAATTGATTATAGGAGGAGATAGGTATGAAAAAAGTACTGACTCTCGTAATTTGCTTGTTGTTAGTAGCGTTTGCAACGCCGGTGTTTGCCGACCTTGCACTAGTAGACGAGGGAAACAACTTCGGCTACTTATACGACGAGGATAATCCAAACGCTAGGTATTACATTAAAGACTTGTATAAATTTTATGTATATGTTGTGTATGCAGTAGCGCTTAGAAATGAGCATGATCACTTTATTTACGTAACAGACCAGGCGTATTATATAGGAAAACACTTGTATAAGTACGAGATTTTGTGCGGTGAGGGGTTGGTTGTCATACAGCTTTACCGCCCTATGGGTGACGGATACTTGTTTGAGCAAGACATGGTACTGTCCGCGAACGACATTAAGATTATTGAGGACTACATAGAGGAGCACGGCCTACCCGAGGTTCCTGAAGACGGGTTTACCGAAATGATTGAATTCTAACGGTGTACACTCGCAGCGGTGTGTGTTATAATTCTAGTAGGTGTGGGTTAGCTCAGTGTTCGAAGGGGAGGTAAGAGTTATGAAAAAATTTTTCATACTGCTAGCGTGTTTTTTACTAGTGTTTACAGGCGTAGCGTACGCCGGTGTCGCGTACGTAGACCAGGGTGACAACACCGGCTATGTATTCAGTAAGAGTGAGCCAAACGTTCAGTATTACATTAAAAATGTAAGAGAGTTTACTACATATATAGCGTACGCGGCTTTACATAGAAATGACTACAGTGAGTTAACTCTGGTTGGCAGTTCAATGCACCGGGTAGGTGTGTACACGCATAAGTATGAGGTACTAGCTGGTGTCGGAGAGGTTCACGCTTACTTCTACAGGCTGTTAGACAACGACTTTGGCGACAGCTTGTACCTGCAGTTGACTGACAAGGCTGCAGATAGAATTACTGACACGCTTAAACCTTCTAACACTAACAGTAAGTCTAACAACTGGTTGCCGAGCGTACAAACAATTTCTACACTAGTTAAAACGGTAGGTAACGTTGAAGCGGGGGACGTATATGGATCCCTAGCGGGTGTGTCTCGACTAACGGCTGGAAACACCGTTAAGAACGCTATGCTGTTATACTTTCCTATTCTGAGCGTTAGAGACACGTTAGATAGCGGTGTGGATTTAGACAACGTAACTGACTTGTTTATGAATGTTCTCTACATTATAGACTGAGTCTAACTGGTAGAGAGGGGAAATACACGTGTTAACGAAAGGATACTTACTCTACCGCGTACGCTTGGCGGTGTTTTGGCTTAAAGTGATACAGTTTTATGTTAGGTGTACGTGTACACAGATAGTAACTAGCTATATTAATAATATTGTTAATTAACCGTGTGAAGTATACAATTATGGAGAAGAAGGTTGCAGCGGATAAAAGTAAGTTAGTCGCTCCCGTTTTAAAGTGGCTTGGTGGTAAGCAGCGGTTGTTAAACACTCTAACACCCCTTCTTCCGCAGCGTGTTACTACATACTGTGAGCCGTTTGTCGGCGGTGGGGCGCTGCTTTTTGCCTTACAGCCTAGTGTAGCGTATGTTAACGATATAAACGCTGATTTAATCAACGCGTACAAGGTTATAAAAGAAGACGTAGAATCTCTAATTAAAGTTTTGCAAGAGTTTAAGAACGATGCTGATTGTTTTTATTCTGTCAGAGATTGGGATAGGGATAAAGTGAGGTACTCTACTCTATCAGACGTGCAAAGAGCTGCCCGCATGATTTACCTCAACAAGACCTGCTACAACGGTTTGTACAGGGTTAACAGCGCCGGTGAGTTTAACGCTTCCTTTGCTAACTACCGTAACCCTAACATTGTAAACGCTCCCGCACTGCGCGCGGTGAGTACTTACTTTAACAAAGCGGTGATTTACTTAACCTCCACTGATTTTGCAGAAGTTCTAGAGTTACTACCTAAAGACACGTTTGTCTACCTTGACCCGCCGTACGACCGTGGTTCGAACGCGTCCTACTTCACGGGGTACTCAACGGGTGGGTTTACTCGAGATGATCAGGTAAGGTTACGTGAGTCTTGTGATAATTTAAACAAAAGAGGGATTAAGTTTATGCTCTCAAACTCTGCGACGGATTTTATAAGGGAACAGTACTCAGCTTACAACATTACCATGGTTCGAGCTAGAAGATCAATTAATTTAGCCTATGGAAAGTACAGGGAAGTTGATGAAGTAGTGATAAGGAATTACGAGTAAGCTGTTGCAATAAATGGTAGTGTATAAACTGAATGGAGGAGATTTGGAATGGCGTGGACAAAGGTTGAGTGCCGCGAGTGTAGGAAAGAGTTTGAAGTACAGCTGTACGGTAAGATGAAGGATAGGAACTACAAGGTGGAGCACTACTACTGGTTGTGCGACGGGTGTAAGGCCGAGAAGCGTGAGAAAGAACTAGAGGAAGCTAAGGAAAAGAGTAGGGAGATGAAACTCCCCGAACTAACGGGGAGCAAAAAGCAAGTCGACTGGGCGCTTAAGATCAGGATGGAAGCGATAAAAGCAATAGAGAAGCAGTTGGAAGTTTACAAACTCAACCCTGAAGAAAAGTCTACGCAGGAGGAATTTTTAGCAAGGCTGGGTCTTACAGAGCTACTAAAGGAAACCAGAGCGTCCTGGTGGATTGACTACAGGGACGCGAGGTGGGGAGTAGTAGCTATTCGAAAGGGTAAGAAATATGTAGAGGAGCAAGCTAAGAAGAATAGTGTACCTGTAGGTTAAGTTAACTTAAATTCTAAAACTCTTCGGTGTATCTATGAAACTCTTCATTCTTGTCGACAACTATCTCTATACACTTACCGCCGCTTATATTATTCTTAATGAGTGTATCAATTTCTTCCTTTAGTTTTTTAAGAGCTTCATTAAACACAGAGGGTCTAGAGTAGATTCCGATTTCGCTCCACAAGCGAACTAGCTTTAGCTGTCTTCGAACGCAGAGTTCGTCTTTTTTTATCTTGTCATTTAGCTGTTTCTTACGAGAGTTAGGCTGATGGAACGTCCCGTTGTACTCTAGATAAATGGGAAATTTATTAGTTTCAACGCACATGTCTATCTCGTAGGGTGGGTACACGTCCCTCAAGTTGTGTCTTACTATGTAGTTGGGGTACTGCATAGTTAGGAAGGTATAGATGGCTCTTTCGGTTTGAGAGGAGAACTCTTCGGTTGTTTCTACGATATCGCGTGTTTCTTCAATGTAGGAATTCTTACATTTTTTACTACAAAACTTTTTTGGTACATCTTGCTGTTTGTAAAACTTTTTGAAGGGGAGGGGTTTTCCGCAGTAGTAGCAGACGACCGGGTGCAGGTCGTAGTTTTTTTCAAGGTTCTTGATAAAGTTAAACTCTGTTACCACTTAACCAACTCCGATCGTAGGTTTGTGTGGTTTAGTTTAATTTTAGAATTAACAGCGCTTGAAACATTAAACTTTTAAGGAGTGAAGTATACGTTGCCTACGGACAGTGCTTCCTTAAGCAAGCTGTACAGGGAGAGGGTGTTTGCGCAGCCATCACCGCTAGTAACCATGAACAAAGAGGTTGACGAGAACGCTCAGGAAGTTTTGAAGCTAAGGTATTTCATGGACTTACCCGACGGGCAAAGGGAGAGTAACTACTCCCAGCTGTGCCGGAGAGTCGCGAGGGTTGTCGCTGCCGGGGAGTACAGGGAAGGCATGCCTGACGAGGACTTAGAGTACGTGCTAAACATAGAGAACAGTATATACAACGACATGATGAGTCACAGGTTTTTGTTTAACTCCCCAACTTTGTTTTCGGCCGGCGTTGGAATCAGCTCAAACAAAGCGCTGAGTAAGTACCTCTACAAGACACTTGCTAGAGAGAATTACGAAGAGATAAGAGACACGTATGAAAAGATTTCTAAGAATTACAGTAAGAACCAGATGATGTTCGCGTGCTTTACCATTGAGGTTCCTGACTCGATCGAGGGGATATTCGACAGCGTTAAGAACGCTGCGATAATTTCAAAGTTTGGCGGCGGGGTCGGTGCTAACTTTGGAAACTTGAGAGAGAAGGGAGCGCTGATAGCCGGCGGCTGCGGCGGCAGGGCTTCGGGTCCGGTCTCCTTCATGCACAACTGGAACGCGATGGGTTCGAGTGTAGTTCAGGGTGGAAAGAGGCGCGCGGCGCTGATGGGAATCCTTAACGTGCACCACCCGGACATCGAGGAGTTTGTCTCATGTAAGGAAAGCGACGGTAACCTAAACTACTTCAACATCTCCGTAGCCGTGGACGACAAGTTTATGGAGGCTTTGAGAAGCGACGGCGTGTACGACCTAGTGTCTCCAGCTTCAGGCCGCGTGGTAAAGACCGTTAAGGCGAGAAATCTGTGGGACAAGATCTGTCAAAACGCGCATAAGAACGGAGACCCTGGGTTATTCTTTATCGACACGGCAAACCGGGACAACTTGCTCAAGAGTGACGGGAGGTATCGTATTGAGGCTACAAACCCGTGCTTGACGGGTGACACCCTAGTAGCGACAGCCGACGGTAGAAACGCCGTAGCGTTTAAGCAGCTAGCCGAGGAGGGTAAGGACGTACCGGTATACTGCTTGAACAGCGACAACCATATCGTTGTCAAGACAATGCGAAACCCGAGGGTTACCGGCTACGATAAGGATGTTTATGAAATCAAACTGTTTGACGGCTCCGTTATCAAAGCAACCGGGGACCACAAGTTTAAGACGGAGAGCGGTGAGTACAAGGAGGTTTCAGAGCTGCGCGCAGGCGACAGCTTGTGGGTAGGGAGCAAAATTTTACATGATGTGGAGTTGAATAGGTTAGAAATTCAGGAAAAAACAAGAGAAGCCATTAAGAGTAATTTTAATCAAAGTTCAGAACTTAGACAAAAATATACTAATATTGATAATAATACAGTGGTTGACAATATTAAAAGAGAAATAAGTAATCTACGTGATAGGTATTTACAGGACAGGTTGGCTAAAAAGTTAGAAGTATGCCAGCAGTACACTGATTTAAAATGTTTTATTAACGAGAATAGTATTTACGTAGAAAAATACTGTGAAGTTTGTGGTAAAAAGTTTACCGTTCCCTTTAATAGAAGAGAAATTTCCGCATGTTCTTCGGAGTGTGGGCATAAACTAGCCGTTCTTAAAACTAACAGTAGTACTACACGTGAAGAAAGAAGACAACTAATAGCTGATAAAAGAAAAGAAATTCAAGAACGATTTTCTAAACGTCGTATAGATTTAAATGCTAAGCTAAATAAACAATTAGAAAAAAAAGAATCAATTAGTAAATACAGTAAGGGTGAAGCACAAGCTAAGCTTTTAGAGGAACCGCTACCGTTGGAAGACTACGGTAGGGTGAGAAAACCGTCCCAGCACTACAACAATAGGATTATAAGCATAAGCTACATAGGTAAGGAAACGGTCTACAACGGTACCGTAGACGAGTACCACAACATCTGCACGGTACTACCTACCAGCACCGACTCGGAGCTGTACTTTGTCAACAGCCTGCAGTGCGGTGAGCAGCCGCTGCCTAACGACTCTAGCTGCAACCTTGGGTCGATCAACCTAGCTGAGTTCGTAGACGAGAACCGTAGCTTCAACTACAAGGAGTTTAAGGACCAGGTCTTGCGGTCGGTGTACTACCTAGACTTAGTTATTGACGTAACAAACTACCCGCTGAAGAAGATAGAGAAGAATACTAAGGACATTCGCCCGGTCGGACTGGGTATCATGGGGTTGGCAGACGCGTGCATTATGATGGGGATTAAGTACGGTTCGAGGGAGTTCGAGGAGTTCTCGCTGAGTGTTGCTAGAATTTTAGCCGAGTACTCCCTGATAGCATCCGCAGCCATAGCCTTGTTGAAGGGACCCTACCCACACTTCGACGAGGAGAGCGGTGAGAGAAACTACCTAACTAGGGTTGTGAGGGGCTCGGATATATCGAGTAGTAGTATAGACAGTATAGTAAGCGAAGTTATCCCTAACTCCGACTTACCCGTGTCCTTTAAGAACGCACTGGCGTGCGTGTACAACGACCGAAGCTACATTGTAAGCGACGAGCTTGTCTTAGAGTTGTTTAAGTCGGTGTTCAGTACTGAGAGGGGCAAGGGTGGCTTGAGAAACTCGAGAAGGTTGTCGATCGCACCTACCGGGACGATATCGATACTGTTAAACACAAGCTCGGGAATCGAGCCTAACTTTTCATACGAGTGGACTAGAGACGTTGTCGTGTCTCCCACTGAGAGGCGGCAGCTAACGTACTACCACCGGCTGTACAACGAGGAGAACAAGGCGAGGGGGTTGCTAGTCAAGGCTCACGACATCACGCCTGAGCAGCACGTTAGGGCGGTTGCCGTCTTCGCTCCGTACATCGACAGCGCTATAAGTAAGACGGTTAACATGCCGAGTGAGTCAACCGTCGATGACGTTAGAAAAATTTACGAGTACTGTTTCGACAACGGTATCAAGGGAGTCACGATATACAGGGACGGTTCGCGTAGCGGGCAACCGATTAAGAAGATAGACAGGGATGAGTCAGGGGGTCAGAAGGGGAGGGTCAGGCCGCGGCCGCAGTTCGTGCAGGGAGTAACCACGAAGTGTAGCTCCCCGTACGGTTCAATCTACATAACGGCAAACTTCGACGACGATAAGAGAATGTTCGAAACGTTTATCTCGATAGGTAAGTCAGGGAGTATCCTAAAGTCCATAACCGAGGCTCTGGGTAGAGTCATAAGCTTAGCCCTACGCTCGGGAGTAGACATTGAGGACTTAGTCAGCACGCTGAGCGACATAGCTGGGTCCGAGGTTTGGTTCTACAAGTCTTTAAGGGGAAAGGAGATCGTTGTTAAGAGTATCCCAGACGCGGCTAGCAAGATGCTCGCCGACTTGAACAAGTACTACCTGTCGCTGTACGACAGCAGGAAGCTTGCAGAGGATGACTGTGAGGAGGTTAAGGAGAGCCCGTCTATCGAGGAGTTTATGCACTTTGGTACTTCGTGCCCAACGTGCACTATATAGTGAGGTAGCGCGGTGTCCATTATGTCCATTATAGTTACCGTTAGTGTCCATTATGTCCAATATGAGTGGTGTAGAATTTAGGGAGGGATAAGTGTGGGAAGTAGGTCTAAGAACGGTTCGACTCAAGCTAAGGGAGTAGGACAGCTGGGCAAGAAAGTGGCAGTGCTAGAGTCACAGCTTAGCGAGACTGAGGTGTCGGTGTTTCAAGTTGTCGTTAGGTTAGAAGCGTTGGCTAGGCTACTAGTAGAGAAGGAGTACATTAGCCAAGATGAGTTTCAAGAACAGATAAATAAAGTAATAGACTACTACAGGTCTACGGCGCTAGAACAGAATTCAAACACGGATGACTTAAATTATAGCAGTGGTGAGTTAGACAGTGGGGGTAAGTTAAAGGTAGAAGTTGTTAGTGAGTAGAAATAATTTATCACACGAGTAACTGTGGAGGGGTGGGCGTTTTAATGGAAGCTACGGCAAAGGTTGACTCGATGAATAGGATTATTCTACCACCGGGTATTTTAAAATCCTTGAGGGTCAACCCCGGTGACGTAGTGTTCATGAAGTATGACCCCGAGGATCACCAGCTGTTGGTAACCCCGGTGAGTAGCCAGTTTGATTTAAAACCCAATAGCCGTTCTGAAAGGTATAGAAGAAAGCGAGTTAAAACCGCGTAAAGGATTGTTGAGTAAGTACTGTACAGGTCGACACACGTTGTAGTGTCGGCCTGTTTACTTTTTAGTAGCAGTATGGTATAATATACACGTGAATAATGGAATGAAGAATAGAAGAAGAAAGGTAGTGTAGTGTCTGACTTGAATATTGTGGAGTTAAGAAAGGTAACACTGTAGTTAGGTTCCATGTTAGATAAGATTCTAACAGTTCACGTTAAACGCTAGTCCTACTGGCAGCGGTTTTCCTGAGTATGAGTGTCGCGCTGTATTAAAAGACATTGACGCGGTGTGGTGTGAAGTAGAGAGAGAATACGACTCCGTGTGGAGAATAGTTAGAAAATTAAAAGAAGAGGCGTAAGATGACTAACTTAGCGAAGCGTGAAGAACTCATACACATGAAGCTAAGCGAGTTTAGGGACTTTGTTAATTCAAAGCGAGAAGACATTAACGACTGTTCTATTGACGTTGATTGCATGTTTAGCTACTCTGTAATGAATGATTCAGGTATACTAATAAACCATCCAACCGGAGAGAGAAAAGTAAAAATTCGCGTCTTGTTTGACACTCCCTGTTCGGAGGACACTCAAAGTAACATTGTAGAAGCAATTAAAGAGTTTGTTAGAATTATTCAGGAAGGTTTGGAAAGGGGTAAGATCGAAGTATACAAGTTTATAACTAGCTTTAACGCTGATTACTACGCTCAGCTTGAGACTGACTACGCCTCCGCAGTGGCTGTAAGGGAGAACCAAGATAAATTACTCACAGACTAGGTTTTAGTTAGGAATAGGTTTCAAATATATACAAAGTAAAAGGAGGATAAAGTAATGGTGGATTTAAGTGTCGATGAACTTAAAAAGTTAGTTTTAAAAAAAGATTTTCTACTTGACAAAATAATGAGTGTTTGTGTTAGTGCTGGTTCAGCCGGCAATTTTTCTGAACAAGAGTGTCGCGCCCTGTTAAAGGACATCTTTAACACGTGGTGCGAAGTATACAACGAGGATGAACCCACGTGGGAAGTAATCAAAGAGCTTAAGTATGAAGAATACAAAGTTAGAAGAAATAAAAAAGAAAGATAAGAAAAAATAAAGAGATTTTGGTGAACTAACTACAACTTAAAAGTTGTAGTCTTCCTGCTTCAGCGACTACAGACTTCCGAAGTCTCCACAGGCGTAAATTCCCTGTGTTCCACAGGTACTCTGATACACTCAGTATTTCTATATTATTAATTTATATTTTGCAAGCATTTAGTCTGAATGAAAAGATCATAGATAATAAGTTGTTGGTGTATATTAACTATAAGTAAAAAGGAGAGTAAGATGGAAGACAAAAGAGTTAGGTGGATTGTCTACGATAAATTTAACAACTGTAAGTACTTAGCCGACAGTAAGGAAGATGCGATGAGAATGGCTCAAAACATACTTGACGACTACTCAGACGACCCAGACGGAATTCCAGACGAGGTTACGGAGGGCGGCGTTGTTGTAGCGGTAGTAGTCGCGGAGAGTAGCTTTAGGGTAACGGAGAGAAAAAGTGACTACGACGATCCTGACGAGTGGCCGTACGGCACTCAGTTTGACTTCGTGGGTGACTTGTACATGAGGGAGTTATAATAGTAGTGTACAGTATATAAAAAAATGAATAAATAGCTAGTAGAAAAATATCATGTAAGCGTGTTAAGTATATTTTGTGTTGATTGCTAGTTTACTTTATAAAGAAATGTGATATAATAAGTGTAGGTAATAAAATAGGAGAGAAAAAAAGTCAAAGTGTTATAGTAATAGAAAATATTTTTCATTAAACAAAGGAGGAAATGCTGTGGAAAGGAAAGTTAACCTCTACAAGGTACTCAACGAGTCAGGGTACTCGTGTCACGGCGACACGGTTAAGTGGTCTCTACCCACGCTTAGCAGAAACGGCAGCTGGACTCCCGGTGAGTGGATGAGTCTAGCCGACGGAGAGTTAAAGGGGTGTTCAAACGGGTACCACGTTGCCGATACTAGACAGCTACTAAACCGGTTGGGTCCTAGAATATTCAAAACTGAGGTTGGTCAAGAGGTGGTTGACTGCGGTGACGAGTACGTTGCTCGAGAGTGTAGGCTTGTGAGAGAATGCACCGGTTGGACTGAGGACGCGGCTCGAAAGTTTGCCTCCGACTGTGTGGAGTACGTGCTTGCGCTGTACGAAAAAATGTACCCTGACAACGCTTACCTGTTCAGCGCGGTAGACGCGGCGCGCTTCCTAACCAATGCGTTTGCGTGTAGGAAAGCGTACGTACACAAGATTAACTACGACCACACCCGGCAGTGGGTGCATGATATTTTCAGCCGGTCGGTTAAGTCTAAGGCAATGTGTACGCGCGAGGTTGACTCCCACCACAGCCGGTTAATAGCTCTAAGCGACATGTTTGCCTCGCTAACTGACGGTAGCGCGGTGAGTGCCGCGAAGCTTACCGCCAGAGCGGCTAGAAACGCCGTGTACGCTACGGTTCTAGCTGACACGCTAGCGGATAATAGCGTAGAGATAGAAGATGCCCGAGCCGTAGCTAAGAAAGCGAAGGGTGAGGCGGAGGAGTGGCAGGCCAGTCGTCTTAGTAGAATTTTAGAAGTTTAGTGAGTGTTGAGAAGAGCAAGTTTGAAGGGGGGTTAGAAGTTAACAGCTGGCTAAAGTGACGCATAGAAAGATTAATTTTTTACCTACTAAGATAAAGTATAACAGTAAGAACCGCTGCATTGACATGTACTACAGGGTGAGGGGGGCACACCGACTTAACTACGCTTCAGTTCCCTTCGACCACTACATTTTTATGTCTTCTAGATACCGTAGGTACGGTGTCAACGATACTGTCTACAAGCACTTAAACACGGGTGAAGAATTAGTAAAAGTGTACGTTAGCCCTAAGGAAGCGTACGAACTCTACAAGTCATCCAACCTACCGCACGGGGAAGCGGACGTGTCACCCGAGCAGAGGTTTGTGTGTGACTCGTTCTACAACGTAGAGTTTCCGTCGACTATATCCCCGAGAATATTCTACCTAGACATTGAGACTTACGTCACCGACGGGAACATGCCTAGCTTTAAGAACAACCTAGCCGACATAAACGCCGTAACGGTATACGACAACTACACGAGTAAGTTTTACTCGTGGTTTTTGCTAACTAGAGACGAAGCTAACAAGCGATCAGTCGCGCAGGCGAAAGTTGAGAAGGAAGTAAGGGAGTACGGTGAGGTAGAGGTATACCTCTTTGACAGTCCCAAAGCGCTACTCGTTTCGTTTATACAGTTTGTTAAGAAGAACTACCCGGACATTGTAACCGCTTGGAATTCTAAGTTTGACATTCCGTACATCTGTAGGAAGGTAGTCGACTACATCGGTGTAGACGGGCTTAGAGTGTTAAGCCCGTTTGACTACGTTAGCTCAAAGGTTAGGTACGCGCTTGAAAACAACCAAGACTTAGACATGGACAACGTTATCCCAGGTATAGACGTTGTAGACATGCTAACGCTGTACAAGAAGTACACCGACACCGAAAAACCGTCGTACGCGCTGAAGTACATCGCCGAGGAAGAACTCGGCGAGTCAAAGCTAATCAACGGCGCGGGTGACGAAGAGTACGTTGACCCGTCCGACTTGTACTTAAGTGATTTTACTAAGTTTTGCAAGTACAACGTTCAAGACGTACGCTTGCTAACAATGCTGGAAGACAAGCTGAAGATAATAAACTTAGCTGTTACGATAAGAAACATCTCAAAGGTTAACTTTCAGGACATATTTTACGAGACTCGAGTTATAGACAACCTTCTCTTAATGGAGGCTGTTAGGCGTAGGGAGGAGAGCGGCTGGAACTACGTGCTTCCATCAAAACCAAAGCACACTTCGAAGGATAAGTACTTAGGAGCGTACGTAAAGCCACCGCTTAAGGGACTGTTCAAGTGGGTGTCTGACCTAGACTTTAAGTCCCTATACCCGTCAATAGTTAAAACGTTTTTACTGTCTACCGAAACATTGGTCGGCAGGGTAGACTGCTACCAGCAGCTAGTCGCTTACACTATAGCAAAAGCGCTAAATATCGACAGTCTAGAGTACGTTAGAGACGAGCTGCTACCGAAGTACCTGCAGTACGACGTTAGGCTCCTTAAAGATATTGAGAGTAAGAGTACTGTAAACTTAAAGTCCGTTGAGAGAGAGTATATCGACATGGAAGTTGAGTATTACGACTTGTACACAGACAAGGGTTTTCCGAGCAAGTTTGAGAACTTAGGGGTCCTTAAGAGATGGCTGAGAGACAACAACTTTTGCCTACTACCAAACGGGCTGATAGTCGACCAGAGTAAAGATGATGCTATTATCGCTAAGGTTATCGACGACATAATGCAGTCGAGAGAAAAGTATAAGAAGCTTATGTTAGCCAACTTAGAGCGGGGAAACGAGAGTCTCTACAACATGTACAACGTCTACCAAACGGCTGTTAAAATCATCAACAACTCGGTCTACGGGGCTACGGCTAACGAGGGCTTCAGGCTGTACAACTTAGACATATCGGAGGGTATTACAACTACGGGCCAGCTCTTGATAAGAACGTGTTCTTACCTCCTGAATAAGTTTCTAAACGGTAAGACACAAGCCAGCCAGGAAAAAGACTATGTTATAACGAACGACACCGACTCAATCATATTTACTCTCGAGGGCGTGGTAGACTACAACCCAACGGAGAGGGACCCTGAAGTTTTGAAGAAGATATCCGCTGTCTCTAAGGAGTGTCAAGACTACATCAACGAGTCTATATACTCGGTGTGTAGAGACATATTCTACAAGTATAGGGTAAGTAGGTCTAATAATTTTTTGACTATAAAGAACGAGTGGCTAGCCGACACGGGGATATTTGTGGCGAAGAAAGCGTACGCCATACACATTATATTCAGCGAGGGTGTACCGGTAGACAAGCTAAAGTCCGTCGGTATATCCCTAAGACGGTCTAGCACGCCGAAGGCGCTAAAACCGTTTTTAGAAAATGTTTTGCTAAGTATACTAAAGCTTGATGGTAAGGACAGAGTAGACTCTATAGTTGTGCGAGAGTGCGAGAGGTTAAGGAACGAGTACCAGCTAAAGGATATAGCTCTCCCCATATCGGTGAACAACGTCGACTCATACGTCAAGAACCTCCCCGTTCACATAAGGGGAGCCAGGGTGTGGAACGACTACTTTGCTAAGAAAAAGACTGACAAGATTAAGACCGGTAAAGTTAAGTACATATACGTTAAGAAATGGAGTGATAGTGAGTTAAACCAAAGGAAGGAGTACGTGCTGTCCGTACCGGACGGAAGCCAGTACTGGCAGCTAATCGAGGGTAAGCTTGACGTTGACTACGATAAGATGAAGGAAAGACTAATTATTAAGCCAGTTGAGTCTTTTTACAACGCACTGGGCTGGCAGCTACCGTTTGAGGTAACCGCTAAGAGCAACGGTGTGTTTAACAAGTTTATGTCTAAGAGTAGAAGCAGTAAAGTTAAGTATTTTTGAACTTAATATTATAAGTAGTTAAGCTAAAGGAGAGTACGAAATGACTCAAAGGTTCATTGTACACGAAAACTCCGAGCTGTACACATCGCACGGCAACGTACAAGCCTACGCGGTGTACGACAGTTTTAAGAAAGAACTACTCAACTCAGACTTCAGAGTGGCGGGTTTCAGGCCCAACGGTGAGGAAACCTCGAATATACTAAATATGCAGGAGATAGACGCCGCTGTCGGTAAGCTGATTAGGGTGTCAGGCATGGGCCTGCAAGATCATAATATTGTAGTATACCCAGGTCAAAAAATCATGACGCCCGACGGTAGGGCTGTAGACGTTGAAGACTTCTCACCCAACGACTACGCCGTCACGATAAATGGCTTCCTAACGGTTGACTTTGTAGCTGACTTAGGTGAGGACGACCTACAGAAGTTTTACATCGTTGAACTTAGTGACAACATGAAGACACTGTTCGTGAGTAACGTTATTCTCTTCTCCATGGAGGAGAGTAAGAAAGACGTCCCTTTTTTAGAGCAGTCGTAGAAAAGTGTAGGAGCTGGCTTTACCGCTCACCATACGTTAGAGTAAGTGACGGTTACCGTTATAGCGGTAGGCACCTGTCCCCACACTTTAGAGTCGGTGAGTTTAAGTGCCGACACTGCGGGAGAGTAGTAGTAAGCGCGAGCTTACTTGACAGACTGGAAAAGCTTAGGTCTGGCATTGGTAACACTCCGGTCAGGATCGTAAGCGCTTACCGCTGTCTAGAGTGCGGTAGAAGTACTGAGCTGTGTAACTCAAGCTTGCACTCAAGCGGAGATGCCGTTGACTTTACTACATGCGGAAAGTTAAACGCCGGTGAGGTGTTGCTAAAAGCAACGGGTGTTTTTAACTGCGTCGGTTTAAACCAGCTTGAAAGCGGTAGTAAACTGTCGTTTATACACGTAGACACTAGGAGTTCCTTGCTGTACTGGCTCTCGCGCTACGACAGCGATAGGGGTAAGAGAGTCTACACTTACTTTAACACTGTTGAGCACACGCTAGCTGCGATGCGAAAAGACAAGCAAACTGACTGGTTTGGAATGGTGGTGTAGGTTGGCAGAGATCAACTTTAACGAGATATTTCACGAGTTAGACGACAAGCCGCTACTCAGGCACTACGCTGACGAGATTATCGAACTGTACGGTATACCGTGCAGGCTTAGAAAATGGGTAGGGATTCAGCCCGTCCTGGACCCTATGTATCAAGACACCCCTACTACGTACCATACGGACGAGGACTTGTACCACACGGTAAACACTCACGTTTACGTTGACTACAACCGGTTCAACGAAGTACTCAAAGCTTACGGACACTCGGTAGAGACAAACACTACGCTAAACGGAATCATGAAGTTCGACGACCACCCTAAGGAAGATGACATCGTTGAGCTTAAGCTTCCCTACGACGACCGGTACTACAAGTTTCAGCTGGGTAGCACCGACGTGCACAGGGACGTCTGCTACAGCGTAGTACTAAACGTCTACTACCAGGATAGAAGGGAGTCTGACTTCTAGTGGACTACGACAGGCTGCTAGCAGCGCTAAAGTTTAAGCGGGATAGAAACTCAACGTACTTTATCGTAAAGTCAGACTTTACCGACCAGACCCAGAATATTAGGGTATATGTCGGTGGGATGATATTGTTTTCAGACGTTATAACTGAAGACAAGGACTACGTGTACATGCACGTGATGTATAAGACGAAGCCACTAAGCGGTGATACTACGGTGTCAAGCGATGATGAAGGTTTAATAAAGCTGAAGTACGCTGACTTAGCGAGCTTAATCATCGCTAGGAAGGTAGAGGCGTACTACACGGATACAAACAGTAGAGATAAGGAAATATATGATATAATTAATGAAAAGGGAATGGTAAGCAGTGAGAGTTAGCTTGTTAAATCTAACGCCCGTTACGGTGGCTCTAGAAGCTGCCCTAACTTGCACGAACTCCGAGAGTAAGATAGACAGCTACGACGCGGCGGAGTTTCTGAAAAAACTAGTCTCGATGGGTCACGAGAGTGTTGTCGAGCATGTTGTCTACAGCTTCGTGATAGAGGGAGTGTCGAGAGCCCTGCTTCAAGAGCTAGCTCGCCACAGACACGTGTCGCTAAGCGTGCAGTCTACTAGGTGGGCGCTGGGTAAAACCGTGCGAAATGAGCACGTATTCTCAGAAGACGAAGCGGTGGTTTTACAGGATAGTGACAAAGCTGCGACTTTGAGTAAGCTTAAGGAAACTTCCGAGACACTACAGTCGCAGTTAGAGGAAGCGGTGCGGTGCGGTATACCGAACGATGTTTTAAAGTATTACATTCAAGAGTCAACCACAACAAAGCTAGTCATGACACTAAACGCTAGGGAACTGCGCCACATTTTCAGGCTTAGGACTAGTCCAAGAGCTTTAAAAGAGTTTCAAACATTGTGTAGAAAGATGTTTGACGAACTACCGTATAGTCATAGATTTTTGTATGAAGAGTTTTTCACTACGTAGGAGGTACGTACCAGTGCCAGACAAACTACATGATTTAATTAAAGCGACGCTGCAAAACACTAGGTATAACTTAGTCGGTGTAGTCGAAGACTCAGCCGTAAAGTTTGGAAACCAGCCGTACCCTAGAAGCGGTTGGGCCGTGTTTACGTGCGGTGGACCGGGGTCCGGCAAGTCGTACACTATTAGGAACCAACTTTTAATCGACGCCAAGGTGTTAGACAGCGACAACATAAAGATGCTGTACGTTAAGCTGCTAGAAAAGCTAGTCAACAGCCCGGAGACTAGTCCGAGAGTTAAGGAGCAGATTCTAGAACCGTACGGCGGTAGGCTGCCGGACCCAAAGAACCCTCGAGACATGGAGGAGCTGCATAAATATACTAGCTGGAAAAGACATCTGTTTAGCAAAGCGCTAGACAGTTTTCTAAGAAGTTCGGGAAAGAAACTTCAGAACTTCGTGATAGACACGACCGGTAACAACGTTGAAGAGCTAGTTTTAAACACACGCTTGTTTAAAGACTTAGGCTACAGGGTTGCCCTAGTTTGGGTAGTCACGAGTATTGACTTGGCTAAGATACGTAACAAGACTAGGGACCGCGTAGTTCCCGAAGACTATCTAGAACACGTGCACAGAAAGATCCTAAACACTATCCCCAGGGCTGTCCGGCAGGGGCTACTAAACACTCTAGACGAGCTCTGGGTTGTGTTTAGTAAGAATACCGACGAAAGTACGTTTCGCTCTAAGTTTAGAGACACGGCGTTTAAGTTGGAGAAGACCAACGGTAAGTTTGAACTGAGTGACGAGATGCTCCAGAGAATTACCCAGCACGTTAACCCTGGAGAGGCGTCTCATGGCTAAGCCGGTAGAGCGAAAGTACGACATTAGTAAGGGTAAGAAGAAAAAGAAAAAGAGTGGTAGCTTTATAGCTAGGGTACCACACACCCCCATCATGTTAGACAAAGACGAGTTGTTTAAAAGGGTGAAAAACTTACTGCTAGCTGAGAAGAGTTTTAACCCAGAAGTGCTTGAAGTAGCGGAGAAACTAAAAGCTTTAAACGTTGGGAGCGTAGTAGTTAAGAACAGTAGGTTAATTCATATAAAGACCGATGAAAACAGGGTTAAGCTCCTAAAGTTTCTAGCTGACGAGTTAGACGGCGTGTACATTGACACCCCGAGCGGTGTCTCGTCGGTAGGCTACGTTAAGCTAGACAACAACATAAGGCTTGTCGCCAAACCGAACAAAGAACACAGCGCCGGGGTGTTAAACGAAAAGATTCTAGCGGATAAGATAAACGAGCTGTGTGCTAACGGGCCCGTTAACGTAAGGTTTGTCGGTAAGAATAAAACGTTTAGCTGTGTTGGCGTTAAAAACTGCGTTCTGACCGGAACGGATACAAAGAACAGGCGAAAGGCGGACTTAGTACTGCAGGGAAACTTAGACTACCCTGTATCGCTTAAGAAGGACAATGCTGAAACTTGGGAGTCCGCCGATGACTACATGGGGGCTAAGGCTAGAAGAGTTGTAGACGAGCTTGTAGAGAAGGGTGTAGTAGAACTCGAGCTGACTGACAAGGGTGTGTACCGTTTAAAACCGAACGTTGCTTTTTTACCCACCGAAGAGGAGAAGAGAGACGTTGTGTTCGGTAGTGACATACTACCGAACGGTGCGGTTGTCGTCAAGAGTTTTGACTTAGACACTACCGTTAGCGTTGACGATGAGGGTTGGTTTAAGATACCTGTAACAAAAGTGATCACCAGTCTAGACGATGTAGACGACCACGACGACGTAGCTTTTCTAATAAGAAACGACGCTTCCCGAAACTCTAAGAAGCTCGGTTACCGTGGTTTAAGAGTACTAGCTGTGTACAAGAGTCGCTTGAACAAGAACATTCTGATATACGATAATGTAGTGTGACGTAAGGTTTTTAAAGCTTTAAAAGTTATAACTATAGCAGTAAAACACCGGAGAGTACTCCGTAAAACGTAAGGGAGGTAGTAAGGTTTGAAGTACAGTGTTGATGTTCATGAAATGGTGTTTCCAAAGTACGCGAAGCTGCAGTTTAAGATTAACAAGGCTGGTAACTTAGCGTTAGTAGCGGCACCGTCGTACACACCTGGTAAGCTACCCGACGGTATTAAACCCGGGCAGATACCTAAGGGAACTAAGATATTTGACTACGCTTCGCAAATAGTTGTCTCGCTAACGTTTCAAGACTGCTTAAATATTCTAGAGTTTATCAAGTCTAAGAATGTTGCTAGCATTGTAGAGCTGTATAGAAACAGCGAAAAGTACAATAAGAAAGTTACTCTGTCGTACTTTACCGATGATAAAGATATATCAAAGCCTAAGTTTGCAACATTTTGGTTTAACTCTACAGAAGCCGACGGTAGGGAAATTAGTTTTAAGCTACCATTGTCTTTGTCAAACTTAGAAGAGATTGGGGAGCTAGTTAGGTCTTACATACACTCCTTTGTTATGATAAAGCTGTTCTGCCAAGAGCAGCTGCAGGGGTAAGAAACAGTTTTTGCGAGGGAGGGAGTTGCATCTGTTAGTGGATGAACTCAAAGGGGAGCTACAAACTCCCCTTATTTATTTAACAGGCAGTGGCGTAGAAAATACCGTAGTATTTTAACCTAATTAACGACAGAAGTCGCCCACTTCTATAAGTGGGTGATGAATGTCGCTTGACAATTCTTTCCTAATACTGTATAATTGGTAAAGCTGGGGAAGGAACAGCCCTTTGAGCGTGGGTAATCTTGCTCCGATGGGAGCATTGACCACGAAGCCACCACCTCTATAGGTGGGGGTAGTTCACAATTTAATTAACTTATAGAGTTAAAGTGAGATGGAGTAAGGTATGAAAAGTGTTGGGTTAAACTCAAGCTACGTTAAAGTAGGGAAAAGATTTAAGGGAGCTCTCCCTTCTATCTTACCCGAGATTGCCACAATGTCTAAAGAACACAACTTAAAGAACACGCGACGCTTTGACTCAAGCCTTCGCTGCGTAGCTGTAGCTCTCGACGGTTCAAAACTCGTAGAGTACGGTGAAAACAAGCTGAAGACACATCCTTTTCTTAAGGAAACTTACCACGATCTAAAGTGCATGTCAATTCACGCCGAAGCAGACCTCGTGATCAAACTGCTAAGAAAAGAGTTAACCGACGGTGTCACAGACGTAGTTGTCTTAAGGGGAACGCGCAGGCTTTTGTCGTCACACCCGTGTAGCATATGCTACAGCTTGCTTCGAGTCTACTTAAGAAGTGTTAGACTCTGGTGGTACGATGCCGAGACTAAGGGGTGGAGGGTTAAGATTATCCAGTGAGGGGGGTTTTTATGAGTGAAGAGTACATTCTCGACACGCTTAGCTTAGACATGCTGAGGGACAGCGCTTTTCCCTGCGACGTATACGTTGCCGACATAACGGACTACTTTAACTTAGACCGCGGTAACGTTAAGAGCGTTATGGACATGTACGTTCGGTCGGGATACAAGAGCTACGTTAGGCACAGGGGGTTGGCTAGTATCATCGGTGTAGTCTGTAGTAGTGAGACTGTAGAGTTAAGTGTGGGAGACAGGGCTGTAGTCGTGCAGTACTGCGGCGGAGAGCTTTCGGAAGAAGCTTCTGAGCTTCCAGACGGTGGGAAGATTAAACTATATAGGGTTATCGTAAGTTACCCGAACACACCGATCTACTACCACTGAGGTATGTTAGCATAAAAAAAAAGGAGAGGATTTAATCCTCTCCCCTTATGTATTTATAAAAATAAGCTAAACTAGTGAGATTGCTTCGACTTCGCTTGAAGCCGTATCCGCTACATACAGCGTGTCGTCGCTTACGTGCATACCCTTCGGAAACTTAACTTTTTCAGTACCGTCACCGTATGAAAGAAAAACTGTACCGTCTTGTGCCCAAGTACTGTCGAATTCAACTATGTTTGAAACGTATAGGTCTGACAGGTAAAAACTAGTCCCGTGAGCTACCAAGCTGATTACCGGAAACGTGTTTGTAGTTAGAGTCAAGACTCCGCTTGGGCTCAAGCTGTGCCCAACGTACTCGTCTAACTTCTTGACTACGTAGGGAATCGACGCGGTCCCGTCGTTCTTAAAGCTGACTACCCTGTTGTGCCCGCAGTCGGCAACGTACATAACCCCGGCACCAGCGTGTAGTATGTCCGTCGGGTAGTACAACCCGCTATCGTCACCGTGACCCGGGCCACCGTAGCTTGCAATGTATGCAAAGGGCGTTTCGGCTGACCACACCGAGATCCTGTGGTTCATCGTGTCGACAACATGTAGCTCCGTTCCGTCCTCGTTGAGGGCTAGCCCTCCCGGCTGGCTAAACTGTGCGTCTCCCGAACCGAAGCCACCCAGGGTAGCTACCAACTCTAGACCGTCTTCACCGATGCTGTACACCTTGACAGCGTGGTTAAACGGGTCTGAAACAAACAGAGTTTCAGGCTGTGTAACTACTGGCTCTCCTTCTATCTCTTCTGTTACTTTAGGTTTTATGACAACGTCTGGAAAAGAGAAGGTCTTCTCGTTGAAGTTAAACCCTGTCAGCACGATACTGGGTGTCTCTAGGTCACTTGGATTGTCAAACACCTTGACCGTGTTGTCACCGAAGTCGGTGACAAAGAGTCTACCGCTACTGTCTATCGCTAAGTTAACTGGTTGAAACATGTCTTTATACCACCTTTTTGTAATATATTAAGTCTATCATGAAATTTATAGCAGAGTGTCTAAGTCCAAAAACAACATGTTTGATGTAGTCGGTGACACCGCAGTATTTATAGCCGTAATAATGCCGTTAAACTTATTCGTCGCTGCAGTCGCGTCGGCGTACTCTTCCCTCTTAACCTCTACTCCGTCATTAAATATGATTATAAACTTACCGTCTAACTTTAAGGTAAGGTTAGGTTTTAGATACAGCGCGTCGTCTAACTTAACGCTAACCATGCGAGCATTCCCCTTTTTATTTTCTAGTCTTATTTTAATTTTGAAATTGCAAAGCTTAGCTCTTAACGCCAGTAGTCTTTTACCGCTTTTTTCACTTTACTCTCGTAAGCCTTAAGGATCCTCAGGTGTCTCTCAACGTTTTCCCTTGTTTTAAAGAACTCTATCTCGCGCTTTTTGTACTTAGACTCGAACTCTTCCTCACTCTTGCAGTTAGAGATAATTTCCTTTACGATGTTGGGGTTGAGTAGTGTCTTTGGAAAGATGTCAACCGCACCGTTCCTTAGACGCCCGTCAAAGTACCCTCTGTACCAAACTCCGTCCCTCCACACCGCGCTGTTGCTAAAAACGCCGTCTAGCCAGATTCCGTTCTCAAACGTACCGTAGAATGATCCCATGTAGAACACACCGTCCTTGAAGACTCCACGAAAGACGCAGCTGTACAGTATCCCACCCTCGACAACGACGTCCTTTTCTAAAACGGCGTCGACTACAACCCCGCTCTTCCAAGTACCGCGCCTTATGACTAGTCGGTCAGGCTCGTGCTTGTCAACGTATACTAGTAGGTTTTCAAACTTTCCCTCCGCTAGCCAGGGGAACATTGACGCTATATCACGTACTGACGAGATCCAGCTGTTACCGTCGACTGTAATGTTGTCCTCTATTCTCTTTACCTTATCCTTACCTACCTTAGTCACAGCTTCCGGACTCTTGTCGCGGTACAACTCTGGGTTAAACATGTAGGTACCGGTCTTTTCTCCCTGGAATGACTCGAGCCAGTTGTTTACTACTTCCCTAAACTTACGGTACGAGGCCGGGTTCAGTGAGTCGTCCGAGTAGATAGTCGGCTCCGGTACGAGCAGAATGTCTGAAGAGTCGTTGACGTTGATGTACGGCTTGATGAGGATTCTTGCTAGTGGGTCGTTGATGTTTCTGTCGTCGGCGTATATTAAGTAGGCAACAAGAGTGCCCTCCCGAATATCACTCTCAATGTACTCGCTGTACTGCCCGGCGGCGGTAAACTTCTCCTTGTCCTCTAAGCGCATGCAAGACTTCCACCGTCGGTCGGTACTCATCCCGGCAATGTCGTAGGGGTGTCTTGATATACAGACTAGCTTCGGTTTACTCAACTGCTTAAGGCTAGCCCTAGTGTTAAACACGCGAAGTGCTTCGTCGAAATCATACAGCTCCGGCGGTATATTTTCTTTCTTAAAGTAGTCTAGCGCTTTACTTAAGAGCTTGCCGATCTTAACTTTTTCTAAACCGTTACTCTTGTAAGCGTAGCCCTCGAGGTAGTCGCTTGCACCCCTTACTACATAGTCTTTCGTGTACGGACAGTCGTGTAGTATTATGTTAATACGCTTTATGTTTTTGGCAGACTTGGCGTCAGTTATTGACTCACCGGCGTCTTCCGGGTAGTCTAAGTATATCCGGTACTTGTTATCGAAAACATCACTGTACCTAGCCCTAAAGCGCTCGTTCCATATCTTCCAGTACTTTCGGTACTGCGAGGGCTTAAGTTTTGCTAGTAATATGTTAATGTTGCCTAATACGTTTTTACCGTCCATCGTAGTATACACACCTTATAAGTCTATTTGTTTTAACAACTTTAAGTGTCGCTTGTTTATAAACAGACACTCGGAGTCAGTCCAGACTTCCTTTCCGCTGTGTTTGGTGTCGGTTTTAGTAGTTATATGCGACCGCTCGCCGTACTGCTCTATAGTTACTTTCTTAATGCCGTTTGTCTTAGGGTTAAAAATATCGTCTAAAATTTCAAGAATGTCGGTAGTACCGCGTCTTTTCATCTCCTCTAGCATCTCCTCGGCAATATTAGCCGTGTATGTCTCAAAGCTGTATACATTCTTAATCGGATACTTTCTCTTAGTCTCTTTAAGAACATCGTCAATGTATATTTTAAGCTTTTCAGACAAAGTGTTAAACACCGCAACTATACTAGCGGCGCTTTCGTACTTAGCGGCTTTGTCTAGGTCTAGCCATATCTTAGAAAACTCGGTACTCTTTACCCCCGTCTTAGCAGAAGTAACTTCATCTAACTGCATGCCGATAAACTCAATAACACCCAGTAACAGGTGTTGAAAGTCTTCTAAGCCTAAACCTTTTTTTACTAAAGTTTCAAACGACCACCAAAGGTCTACATCTGGACACACTCCGATAACCGCTCCGTTTTTTGGTAGAACAGCGTATACGTTAGCCATTGTCGGTGGTCCACCAGACTCACTAGACGCGAACTGCGCTGCGTAGCTAGTGCTGGTTGAGCATATAAACGACCGGTTTCTCGGCGGGTAACCTTTCCACGACGGCAGGATGTCTGAGAACAGCCTAGTATACAAGTTGTACCGCGCGTACTGCGAAACTCTAAGCCCAGGTTTTAGTAAGCCGTACCGTCCGATAAAGTACCTTGTACTGTCGTTAACGCCGCGAAACATAATTTTATTTTCTAAAAACTTTTTATAAGCGGATGAGTAGTCAGTTCTTAACAACTCCGTCAACTCATCCTTAGTTAACGGAGTATGCTTAATCCTATGCTTGTCTAAGATATCTCCTGACTCAGTCTTAGCCGTAGCGGCAAGAATGTAGTTTATAAGGTTTAAACCAGACTGAGTATCTCTCACGCTGCATATCCCTTCCAGCACTACGAATTATGATTAGTTAATCTATATGTTTAATTTATCTTTTACACTAGTGCATAAAAAAAGAGAGGAAGACTACGTAGTCTCCCCCTCTTTCTAGTGTTGCTTACTTACTACTTACTAATCTTACTAAATGGTGCCGTTGATGTTGAGTACCCCGTAGTAGTCGGGCCGCAGTACACCCAGCCAGTAACGGGTCCTGGCCATGACCGAGGGCATGCCTTCGGAGTAGTAGATTGGGTGGAGCTGTACCGGAACGTACGGAGCGTACACCGCTCCGGTGTCCTCAGGCTTGCTTCCCTTAAACCCAAGCAGAACCTTGTTGTCGGGGCAGAGCGGCGACGTAAACACCTTGTACACGCCGCTGAGCGTACCGATGTTGACGGTACCGACGTTCATCTGGTCGGTCGGCGTACCGTTACCGCTGAACTGCATCAGGCTCTGGAAGATGGTAGCCGTAACGGGGCTGCAGACCAGGAACGTTGCTCCGGAGACGTGGGTTGCCTGGTAGATGTAGTTGCTCAGCTTGTTTATCTTCGGCAGCACCGTCTCGTACCACTGGTTGATACCGCGAGTCCACGTCATCGGCATCGTGGCGTCCCAAGAACCGCTTACGGTAGCCTTACTGAACAGCGTGTCGATTACCTCACTGTCGACCTCCGTCAGAATAGTCGTGGTTAGGTAGTCGACCATCTTGTCCTCGAAGTTCTCACCGAACTCGTTCTTGTAGTCTTCCATGAGCTCGAAGCTGTACGTGGCACCCAGCTTACGGGTCTTAGCCTCGACGGCGATCTTGGTGATCTCAAACCGCATCGTGTTGTAGGTCTTACCGTCGCCGAACGGGATGTTCTTCTGAATGTCTTCCTTAAAGGCAAAGCGAAGCGCTTTTCCGACTACGGTGCCGGCTGAGTCTGTAACGTTAACGACAAACTCTTGTGTTTTAGGGTCAACGACACCTATAACTTTATAGGCGGAACTCAGAGAGTGAAGCACTCCACTCCTGTCAGCCTCGGCTATCTTCGTCCACGTACCGGAGGAACTTTCAATCTCCACAAAGAGCGTTCCCTCCGACGGTACCAGTATATTATTATCGCTGTCTTTTAGTACTCCAGTATAGTTTGTGTCAGTACCATCAGCTGAAATTTCAACCGTTAAATCATTCTGCGGTGTAGAGTACGTGCTGTCACCCTGAGACCAGGGGTAGATGTTTACGTTGCCAGTAGCTGGATTAATGTGTTCAACAAATGCGTCAAGGAACCGAATCCACGTTTTACTCCGTAGCTTTCACTACGGAACGGACTATATCTTCAAGTATTGAGTACCTAATAATTAAATAATACTATAGATTAAAAATCTTTTTTAATTCTTTTAATAATAAATATTTTTCTTGATACATTAATAAAATATAATTAAATCCGGCTTTTTCTGTATAGTATTTTTTATATATTTCAATATCTTCTTCAAGAAAATTTTTACCTTTAAATTCTAAAACTAAATTATAATCTTTTATATAAAAATCAGGAATATATATATGCATATTATTATTTTTGTCTAAATAATCAATTTTTAAAGTTTCATATTCCCAACTAAAACCACTTTGTTCTAAAAACTCTGCTATCCAAATTTCTGGTATTGATCGAAATTTAATTATTTTTCCGTTAATATTAGTTTCTATTTTAGCTCCACCATGTTTTCTAATTTTAAATAAACTATTTTTCAATATTTTTTCTTTTTCTTTTGGATCTAAATTTTTATAATATTTTTTAAGAGATTTAGAAACTTTTTTATATTTTTTTCGTTTATTTTCTTCATTTAAATCATATTTTCTCCAACATTCAGTAGCTTTTAACCCTATCTCTTTTCGTCTTTCTTCTGAACAATTATCCCAAGCTTTTTTTCGACCAATACCAACATTAACATATCTTTCTTTTGGATTTTTTTTATGAATTTTTAACATTTGTATTTTATTAGCAGCCGATCGTTTTTCACTAAATTCTTTAGAACATGTATTATAATTAGGATATAATGATTTAAATTGTTCAGTAGTTAAATTATGTTTTTTTAAATGCATGTTATTAATATGCTTAAAATATTTTTTACATATTGGACATTGAATCATAATTAACCCTCTTTTTATTGAATATATTATGGTAAGATAAATGAGGGTTAAATTTATCAAGTGTGATCAGCACCTGTCCCATAATATATTAATATTTTTTATATTAATTATTATATAATCTATAGTATTATTTAATTGTCAAGGTACTCAATACTTGTCGGGCGCTCTAGGAGGTGTTATTGCTTGTACTAGCTCAACCTCTAGTCTCTGAACCTTCTCCATACTCTTAATGTACCTTCAGGAGCTTGGCTGCTGGTTATCCATTGTTGCATCTCTTAGTTTTTCAAACTTTCGAGCTTGCCGTTTCCGGCTACTCTGTAGTACTAAGAGCTTTAGGAACTCCCAGCAATTCACCCGATTTTAAACGAGCTAGATTAATAACCCGTTGGTCCGTTGAGCGGCTGAACCGAGATAATCTGATTCGCAATCAGTTTTGGAAAGCACTCTACCTAAGGCTTTCACCCTAGAGTGGACTATATCATTAACTAAAGCTATACTGCTTTAGTTATTCGGCGCTCGAGGAGGTGTTATTGCCTGCGCTGGCTCAACCTCTAGTCTCTGAACCTTCTCCCTACTATCTTGCGCTTTCGGGAGCTTGGCTGCTGATTACCTAATCCCTACGGTTTTTTAGAGCGTTCGCGCCTGCCGTTGCCAGCTACGCTGTAGCACCGAGGGCTCTAAAGGCTCCCAGCAATTCACCGAATTTGCAACTGTAGGTTACCCTACAGCGGTCCCTACGTTGAGACGTCTAACTAACGGTAGTACAATTTTCGGGCATCTTGTCCGCAGCTTTCGCTGTGGGATGGACTATATCTTCACCTTAGCTTTATAACTAAGGGTCGGGCGCTCTAGCCGGTTATTAAGAGAACTCGCTCTTAAGAACTAAGAGCATCTCTCCGGTAGTCTCTGGACCTTCAACCAGTGTACTGGCTGCTCGGCTGCTGATTCCCTAATCCTCTAAGTTTTTTAGAGCTTTCGCGCTTGTCGTTACCGACTACGCTGTAGCACTAGAGGCTCTAAAGAGTCCCAGCAATTCACCCGATTTGCTATTTTAGCTCTCGCTAAAATGACCCCACACTGAGGTATACCATGTTCTGCATTGACGTGTCAGCCAAAAGCGCGTTTCTCGTGTTAGCGAGAACAGTTTTCAAGTTTCTCTGAAGCCCCCTGTCAGCGATTCCACCCAAAAGCTGTCTCTCAACCCTGGGCCAGACTCTCTCTGACAGGAGAGCCGTGTAGTCTTTTCTGTCCATAGTTGCGTTACACTCCTTGTTTATGTAGTTTAGTTTAAAATGTTGGTAAGCTAACTGTTACCAGTGATGCCTGCAATCCGCAGGATCTCAGCGCTCATCTCGTCGATTCCGTCATATCGCCTACCGGAGAGTAGAGTCGAGTTGGCAGTCTTTCCAGTCCTGTTCAGTACATTTCTCGGCCTAAACTCAGTGTTAACACTCCTACTCCTGTCGGGTTTAATTTTACTTTTGTTAACATTTGCTAAAACAGCGTTTCGTACCTTACCCACCGCGGCGGTAGCAGCCAGTACGGTCTTAGGACTGTTAGCGTTGACGATCGCGGCTATGATAGACTTGTACCTCTTCACAGCCTTCCGCGCCAACTCAGGCGACACCCGCCTGCTGTTTACTTGCTTGCTCAAGTCAACGATCGCCGACCCCAGCACGGCGCTGGCTTTCTTCAGGCTACTCTCCATCTTCTTCGCGTAGAGGTACCTAACGCTTGACTTCCGCAGATCGGTTTTCTTAGCGGCGATCAGAGCGTCCTTCTCCCTGACTGTGTCGACTAGCTCCTTAACTGTGCCCTTAACTAAGTTACCCTTAACCATCTCCAGCGCTAACTCCTTAGCCAGCAACCCGTGCTCTAGAATCTCCTCTACCCTACTCCCATATTTTCTTCGCAGTGAGGCTAGCGAGGTGTGGTAGCCTGAAGCTCGGTAGCCTTCGGTTAGCTCGTCTTCAAACTCTTGCTCAACAGGCTCGTCCTCGTCGGAGTCGTCTTCCTCGTTTAACTCGGAGATCTCCTCGTCACTCTCCGCTTCGTCTTCCTCACCCTCACCGCTCTTTGTGTCTTCTAAGACTAACTCGTTGAAGAAGTCCTCTATCAAGCCGAGGATGTTCGGAAGGTCAGCCACGTCTAGTACCTCAACTTTCTCCTTGTCGGCCTTCGTTATCTTAACGTTGAACTTACCGTTCTCGGTCTTCTCAATACTGATGTCTAAGCCGAGAAAGTTAAAGTCTGAGTTTTCACCGATGGCTTCCTCAACCTCTTCCTCCACCCTGTCTTCTACGTTTTCCTCTTCCTCTACTTTATCCTCTTCGGGCATCTCTTTCAACTCCGGCTTAGGCTCGTCGGAGTATATTACCTCGCTGTCGTCGTAACTCTCGTTTTCCTTTATGATCTTCTCAAAGGCTTCGTCGACAGCCTTCTGTACGAGGTCCTTGTCTATGTGCATGCTTGATTTCCCACCTTCGCAACTTAGTCTTCTAAAGCGTCGCTTATTAATTTTAAGTTACTTTTTAACGTGTTAATGTTTGCTTTTATGTCGCTTGTTCTTCTATTTACGCTAGCTATCTTCCGGTCTAAGTCGCTTATCTCCATGTCCTTTTTAGCGATCTTAGAAGCGTACTTCATCTCCGTGTCGCTGAACTCCCTCTCAAGGTCGACTGGGTCAACTAGACTCAGGGACTTCTTCATAAACTCGTTTAGATCCATCTCACAGCACCTCAGTTCACGGTTATCTCTTACTGTTAGCGTATATTCTCTTAACCGCCGCCGTTATAGCTTCAGCCAGCATTGCCTTAAACTCACCCTCGCTAACGCTTATCCGTCTCTCGCTGTAGTCGGAGTCAAGCTTGTAGACCGACGCCATGATGGACTTTACGTACGCGTCGGAGTACGCGGGGTTGTGAACCGCGTCGTAGGTGATGAGGGTAAACTCAGTGATGCTGTTTATCTTGTCTGACCCGTAGCTAATATCTTGGTCGGTGATGGCTCGGATAGAGACGCCGGTCTTTATCTTGTCCTTAAGCAGCGAGGCAAGGATCATACCGTTGGGGGTATCTAGCGTCTCAAACTTTCCGACAACGTAGTCTCCATCCATCTCTAAGTTAGTGATGAGGTGAGACACGTTTTTAAGCGACACGGTGGCAATTCTGTTAACGTCCTTTATGTTCTCCGGGTGGTCTAGCTCTCCCAAGAAGTGCCTGTTTCTTATATTCTCCCTCGCCTCGTCAACAGCCGCGGCTAAGACCCTACGCGGAAAGGAGTGCCCGTTAGCGTTGGGGTCGTCGCACTTCTGAAACACTGCCTCAGCCACTACTTTGTTAGACCCCTTAACCTCGGAGCCCTCGACTATCTTGTACTCTAAGAGAGGGTTGACGATCGACCTTATTAGATACTTATCCTTCTGCACTGTACTCACCCTTTATCTTTTAGCCGCTTTCTTAGCCTCGAGTGGGTTAACTCCGTCTAAGGGTAATTCTCCACACGGCTTTTTGTCAGGCTTCTTCCTACCAACTTCCGCAACACCGTCGTCTTCTGGTACCATCTTGCTAGTCGGAGTGTCGGACTCTAACTCCGAGTCTTTTACCTCCCCGTCTTCTAGCGACTCCCAGCCAGGCGGGGTCAACGCCGAACTAGCTAGAGTCTTGTCTTCTTCATCTTCGCCGGCACTCTCTTCTTCCGGTGTTTCCTCGCTTAACTCTTCTCCTAGCTCTTCTTCACCCTCAGCAGTATCCTTACTATCAGTATCTAAGTCAACCTCTTCTATGTCTTTTTCTTGCTTTTTTTCCTCAACAATTTCTCTTACGTCTTCTATTTTTTCTTCAAGGTCTTCAACGCTGCTTAGTAAGTCGTCGATAAGCTCGTCAATGTTATCCTCACTTAACTCTTCTTCGTTTAACTCTTCAGTGTCTTCGCCGAACGGCTCTTCCTCACTGTCCAACTCTACGTCTTCAAACTCTTCACCACTGTCGTCAAACTCTTCGTCAAGTTCGAGCTCGTCTTCCTCAGACTCAGGAGACTCTTCCTCGTCAGTTTCGTCGTCGGGTAGCTCTTCCTCACCCTTAATGATAGTACTCTCCTCAACCGGCTCGGTATCTTCGGCTTCTTCTTCCTCTTCTTTATCTTCCTCACCGTTCGGTGTGTTTTTGTTGATTATGTCCAGCGCTTTACTCTCGTACTCTTCGAGTTCACTCCGGAGTGCTTCCATAGCCTCGTCTAAGTCTGGAGCGGCTGGGTCTTTCGAGTTAAGCTCGTCAACCCTGTCCTGAATCGACACCTTGATGTTTACTAAATCCGTGATCGCGTCTAAGTCCGGGACAACGTCGATCGAGTTGTCGATCGCTGCGATCAGGTGATCCGCTCTCTCAATTAGCTCTTCAATCTCGTCTAGAGTTTCTTGATCGACTTCATCTTCCTCTTCACCGTTTAACTCTTCTTCTTCATCATCTAGCTCGCCTAAGCTGTCCTCGTCTTCGTCGTCGGTATCGTTTTTGTCGGTTCTAGTATTCGGTAAGTCATCCTCGGGAATTTCAGCTATGTCTTCGCTAACGTCGCCTTCCAACTCGTCTTCCGGAGCCGCCGCCACGGCAGCGTTCTTTTGGTTGTCACGCACAAACTGGTCGGCTCTATTCTTATCACTAGTTTGAAACACTATCTTTTCCTGCCCGCCGTCTTCTGAAACAACGTAGAAGTTGCCAACGTTGTCTGAGATAACCTTCAGCCTAGCCGCCAGCATGCTTTTCTTAGGTTTCTTAAACTGCTTGCTGGAATTCAAGGCGCTTACTGAGTCTTTAATGTACTCCCTCGTAACGCACAAGTCAACTAGAGACAGGTTGTCTAACTCATCGTAGATCTCCGATATCAGGCTGTTGTAGTCTTCCCCCGCATCGTCAAAACTCTTTACTAAGTTGGACAGCATAAACCTAATGTCATCTTTTAATCTATTCTTAACCATAGAAGTGTTTGCCTCCTACACTTTAGCTTTTATGTATTTAATTTTATTTTTCACTTGTTGCGTAAACTAACTACACTCTAGCGGTACGGTTTGTTAATAACGCGCTGCAGTTTTCACAGTATTATTTACCAACAAACTGTAGCTTACAACTATGTTGGTAACTCCTCAGTTTCAGTTTCTTCTTCTTCAAACTCTATCTCTCCGAGCGGACCCTCGAGCGACTCGGGCTCTTCGTACTCCCCGCCTAAGTTCTCACCCATACCCACGGGTCCTTCTTCCATTCCGAACCCACCACCTAAGCCACCGCCGACACTACCCTCTCCCTGCTCCTTACCCGGTACTTGCTCACTAAAGATAACGAGTTTCTTTTGATCCTCTACCATCTTTACCATGTCCTCAATATCGTCGTCGGTCAACCCTATTAGGTTCTTCAACACCCACAGCTTGGGAATGTTGGGGAATGAGTTCATAAACGAGTCCGCCGCGTTTAACCTGTTGTTGATGTTCTCTATCCTGATGTTGTCTTCGATAGTCTTAGGTTCCGGCAGAGACAGCGTTACTTTGTTGTAGAATTCCGAGTTACCCGTCAGTAGGAAACACGTGTTGACTAGATCATTGAGGGAGTTGTTAATATCTGTTTGGTACTTTCTTATCGTCCTACTAAACTTAATGTCTTCCAGCGTCAGTAGTGCTCTCGTTCCCGCGGCCTGCTCCTCGGCTAAGTAAGCGGGGGGTATACCCAGCGCTGCGATGAGCTTTCTCTTAAAGTACTCGGCGTCGTTAATGTAGGGTGATATATCACCGCCCTGAATAGGCTCAGCTCTGAGCAGCGGTGCGCCACCGATCGACGGGCTCCAGATATCCTCTTCTAAGGACATCATCTCGGGTATGGAGTCTAGGGACGTGGTACCCTCGTTCTCAGGGTCGATAACCTTCTGTCGCCTTATCCTGTCCATTATCCCGTTGACTAGCGACGGAATCTCAGGCTCAGGGGTGTTGCCGACCTCGATTGTCCACAAGGTCCGCAGCGGGGTGCGGGTAGCGCGGTAGATGGACAGGGCGGCTTCGACTAGCAGCAGCTGCTTAGCGATGGACCTTACGGGGTCGAAGAGAGACGTTCCGTACGGGTAGTACATGTTGTTGTAGTATATCGGAAACTTAACGTACCTTCTCGGCGACAAGTACTTGTACTTTGCCCCGTGGTCTTTAAACAAGTCTTCGATTAGAGACTTTATCTGCTGCTCTATGTGCTTCTCTTGGTAGTCGTCTATGCGGTGAACGCTGCTTACGATCGACACAAACTTGTCGGGTACCTCAACGTTTAGCGTTGGGTAAGCGTAGGAGAGCATGTCTAGCAGCTTAGACGACTCCACGTCCTGCTGGATCAAGACACCCAGCTCAATGTCGGTCTTCTGGTCAAAGAGTATCGTGCAGTTCTTAGGCGTGTGTAGCACGTATCGGATACCCGACTCAGTCTTGTCTAACTCTACTATAGAGTCTCCGTAGAGAAGAGAGGTGTATATAATCTGCGGGAGTATGTCGAAGAAACCGCTTCTCTTCAACATCGTCTCTGCTAGAGTCTTAGCCTTGACGTCTACAGGGTTGTCTTCCCATATGTTAAAGTTCATCTGGTTGTCCCTGCTCCCAACGTTGGGTGCCAGTATGCTGTCAACGTAGACTTGCAGGGCTTGGGAAGCTTCGGGTATCCTGTACAGTATCTGCTCGTACTCCGTATACCTTGCAGCCCTCCCCACCTGTAAGTCAAAGAACCTTTCAAACATAGACTGGCCGAATATGTTCGACGAAGAGACAGTCTGGAGTAACTTAGACAGCTCCCGCTGCGGTATCAGCTTGGATATGTCTAACTTCTTACCGGAATCATCGTATATTAAGCTGTCGTACCGCAGTCTGTTGTACTGCTGGATGTACTCACTCAGGCGGTCGCCTATGTCACCGAACAAACCTACTTTATCTCTAGGCAACGGCATCATCCCCACGGTTTTCGCTTTCTGAATCACAGCTTGAGTCACTCAAGCTTTTAGGAGAGTCTACAATATCTAGACACTCACTTTCTAGTACACTAGTGTCTACTATCGGGTGAATGTTGCTTTGGTCTAAGCGGTTGAAGATAGCTCTGAGCAAGTCACTCGTCGTTCCAACCAGTTGGTCACTAGCGCTAACACTCCTTTCCTTTATCTCAAGCTCTCTCTTTTTAGCTAGCATGTCGAGAATCATCTTTTTAGTCTGTATCCTTCTCATCGGTATGTCGGCCTTTAACTTTAGCATTTCCGTGACGGCACTTATGTTCGACGCGCGCAAGGCCCTGCGGTCGGTAAAGTTAGAGTACAAGCTGAGTATGTTGTCGAGAATTAAGTCAAGCTTAGCGTCGACTAACTCCGTGTTCTCTAACTCACTCTCTAGAGAGCTTATGTACTCACTTAGCTGCTCGTCATCCGACAAAATCTTAACTAGCGACTGTTTCATGGTACCTCCTCGGTTTCACTCTTACTTTTTGTAGTCTTAAGGCTTTCTTTTTCTTCTTCTGTATTACTCTTATTATTCAGCGACTCTTCCTTTTGAACCGGTTTACCTTCTTCTTCAGAAGCATGCTCTTCGGTTGCGTGACTATCTTGTTCTTTTTGGGTATTCTCTCTACTCTCGGCCGCGTCGGTGTTGCTTAGCTTCTTATTAATCCCTTCGTTAAGCTTACCGGACGTTAGCTTGTCAAACAGCCGCTTAACTTGGTCAGACTTGAGAGCGTTGGTGTTTCTAACCGCTTCCTCTACAACCCTCTTTAACCCGCTGTCACCTAAGTTTTTCTTTAACCTTTCCAACCCAGTCGGAGACGCTAAGCCGAAGGCTCTCTTATAGTAGGGTAGTAAGCCCTTGGCAAACTCGGTAACATGTTTTTCAAAATTGACTAAGACTAGCCACAGGTGCTTGCACACTAGAAACTTTCTAAGAGGGTCCCTCACGTCTGGCGGCCTAATCTCACCCGGGCCGTAACATGACTTTAGCTTAGTTAGGTTGTATTTAGCTCCGTGGTAAATATAGGATGCACACTGACACGATAATTTAGCCTCTCCGCTGAGTAGAAAGCTGTTTAAAAACTCTACAACTTGGTCTTCAGGTGTGTCGATTAGAAAGAGTAACAGTAGCGCCGGTTCTACTCTCTTAAAGTTAACCAGCTTAACGTACTGCTCGTACGTCTTACCGGAAATCTTTGACTTAGTCGTAAACTTTACCGTACCGTTGATTAGAAAGGAGTAGTATACGGCACTCCTTATGCTGACGAATGACTCCCAGTCTTTCGAGTTTAAGCGTAGGCCCCTTCTCACGCTGTACTGTTTTTTCGCGTAGTCTAACAGGTAGTCTAGCTTAGCGGAGAGTAGTACTCTCTTCATCTTAAGGTGTCTCCCTACTCACTGTAGAGCGTACATTAGGTAGTACGGAAACTGCATTATCGAGTACAGTAGGTGCGAGCAAAAGTAGTTTGATATACCGTACTTGCGTGAGTGCTTTCTCACGTACTCCGGGCAAGAGCACTTTGCAAATATTTCTGTAAATCCCAGCATGGAGAAGTATAGGAACAGCGTGTCGTAGTCTCTACTTAGTTCTAACGCAGTTCCCTTAAGCCCCGATATATTCAAATTCTTATCGTCAGGTATCTTTGCTACTATGTTCTGGATAGTCATACCGTAGTTTTGGTCCCTAAAGTTTGAGCTGAACTCAACTCTCCCCAACTTTCTGTCAACCTGGATGTTGCTGATGGAGAAGTAGTTGTTTAGTACTCTGTCTCTCACCCAGTTAAACACGTACTTAGCTTCTTGTTCTTTATCTCTGTTGTCTCTTATCTTGTATAGGTCTTTAGACTTACTCCTCTGAAACAGAGAGTCTAAACCAAACGGGAAAAATCTCTTAGACTTTAGGTAGTCGATGTTGTACCCTAGTAGTACTTCGGGACACTCCGTTAAGACTACCGACACCGCGGAGTTCTTAAGATCTACGTGCGTGTACTTAAGGTACGGACTCTTAACCTTGCTTAAGTCTAACCCGAGAGCTGACGCTCTCCGTAGTTTCTTACTCAATTGCGTAAAGTCGCGAGCGTCTCTCTCAGCGTCTTTGTACTTGAGTACGTTCCCACCGTAGCTGTCATTTAGAATGGAGAGCACTAGCTTGGAAAACTGATTTTCTCTTTCGTGTCTTAAAACCGACGGCAACTTGAGTGTCTCCTTTACGTCTTGAAGTTAATGCAAGAGTTTCGAAACTCGAGTAACTTCTTTATAAAGTCCCTCTTGTTTTCCTTCATATACTTAATCATGTTGTTCTCTCTCTTAACTATCTCTAAGAGCTGCTGCTTTTTAAACTCATCCATGTCATCCGTTAGCCTAATGTTGTACTTGTACAGCTTGTCTTCTATCTTTTCCTTGATCCAATCCCTAAACAGCTTGTACACGCTGTTGTTGGCTTCTTCGTCATCCACTAAGTCCGGGTCAATCGTCGTAAGGTTCATTATCTCAATCAGGGTTGGGGAGTGTTTTATTAAGATTCTCTCCGACACTTTAGAGTTTATCAAGTCGCTAAAAAACTCAGCAAAGATTTTTTCAAAGCACAGCTTCTTTACCTTACCCGACAGTATGTTAAACGAGTGTGCTAGCACGTTCTGCTGTAGGTAATTTGCTTTATTGTCTCTTTCCAACGATTCAATGACTCTCTCGGCTTCCTCCGTCATGCTGTCTACCGACTCTAAGTAAAACTCTTCCCCTACACTACCTGAGTCGATTCTATCGATAACGTCGTTCTCGACACTAACAGCATCGTAGTTACTCTCTACGCTGTTACCAACAACCGTACTTATAAACAAGTCTTCTTCCACGCCGTCGTCATCGTCACTTACTGACTTAAGGTCATTTATCTTTACAGTGCTGTACTTTTCCCTCAAGTTTGTAATGTTGTAGTATATAGCGGAGCGGTGGCCAACCCCAACGAATATACTAAACATCACTTTTGACGTGTCAATCTTCGGTAGGTACTTAATGATAGCCAGCCACGCGTTGTTAACGGCTTCCTCAAACTCCGGGCTCTTCGGGTTTATAACCTTTGACCCAATAACCTTTCGAATACTTAGGTCGACTATAGGGTATATCTTTTCGAGTATCTCCTGCTTCTTTAGCGTGCAAATTTTAAACACCTTTGAGTTTTTACCCAAGTGAAACCAACCGATCAACTCGTATATCTTGTACTGTTCGATTAAGTCCTTTAGCTTGTACTCGTCTTCTAGAGTCAGCTGTATCCTATCGCTGTCTTCACTCTTCTCGGCCAGTACTAGAAACTGCTTTTTCTTTAGGAAAGACTCTGACTCTATTTCTAAACCCTGCCTGTAGTTTTTAACTATGTTGTATATCTCATACACTATCTCGTTAATCCTAAGCGACGAGTAGTTCTTTAAGGTAAATATCTTCTGCCTTAGCCGCTGGTTGTTAAGGACTAAGTCCACTAGCCAGTCGTCTTCCCTAAAGTTCCAGTTAAAGGCTGATTTGTCTATCATGCCTCTCATTTTGTTATGACACTACCACCTTAGGTTTAATTTTAGAATTATACACTAATTGTGAAATTAATACTATGCGGGCTTTTTATTAAATTTAACTTATCCATACAAGTTAAACTTAAATACATTTGCTACGTAGTAAATATTATTAAAAATGGGTGTTTAGATGAATACGGAAGAACTGCTAGAGAGTTTAATAAAGAACAGAAGAGACCCCATTCAGTGGATGGAGAGCAACGTTAAGATCCAGCACCCGGCCCACGGCTTGATACCGTTTAACATGTACGACTTTCAGAAGAAGATAGTCAAGCTGTTTCTAGCTAAACACTTTATCATAACGCTTAAGTCTAGGCAGATAGGCATGTCAACACTGGTACAGGCAATATGCTTGTGGAGCCTGCTACACTACTCAAACTACAACATACTCATCATATCCGCTGGTCAGCGCAACGCGGCTTCCTTTCTCTCAAAGATAAGAAAGATGTATGAGCTACTCCCAAACAGTTCTTGGAAGCTTAAGCTTGAAACAGACAACAAGCAGTCCCTAGTATTCTCCAACGGGTCAAAGGTAACAGCCCTCCCGGCTACTCGAAGCGCTTCTCTGGGTGAGTCTATTAACTTACTAGTCATCGACGAAGCTGCCTTCATAGAGAGAGTGGAAGACGTGTACCAGGCCGCGTACCCGACTATCTCTAGGGCGTTTAAGTCAAGTAAGGGAAAACCGTACGGAATCATAATTATCTCAACCCCCAACGGTATCTCCGGCACCGGTAAGTGGTACTACCAGATGTACGAGGGAGCGCTCAACGGGGACAACAAGTACGTTCCAGTCAGGGTACACTGGAGCGCGGTGCCGGAGTACGACGAGAGCTGGTACCTCGACCAGTGCAGCCAGCTAAACTGGAACTACAGGTCGATAGCTGCCGAGCTGGAGCTCTCGTTCGTGTCGTCTGGAAACACCTACGTTCCGGGGCAAATTCTAGACTCCATCGCTACGGTCGACCCAGTCATGACAGATTTCGACGGCCGCCTCTGGATTTTTGAGAACCCCGTTCCGGGTGAAGTCTACGTAGCCGGAGTAGACGTTGCGTACGGAGACAGAAAAGACTCGAGTACCGTTCAGATCGTAAAGGCTAGCACGCTAGAGCAAGTCGCTGAGTACGACTCTAACACGATAATTCCGGACAAGTTCGCCGACGTTGTTATCGACTTGACTAAGCGGTACAACAACTGCCTAGTCAACATAGAGAGAAACGCCGTGGGTAAGATACTAATAGACAAGATACTTAACAAGACTAACAACGGTATAGGCGTGAACTTGTTTAGGGATAAGTCGAAAAATGAGCTAACAGCGGGTTACGACTACGGTAGGGACTTGTACCGCTCGTCTATAGGAACGGACGTTACCGGCGTGTCTAGGGACATCCTTCTAGCCAACATGTACAACATCATAATCGACAAGTACACGGAGGCCGTGGACTCAATCATATCAGCGGAGGAGGACAAGTTTGACGCTAGGAGAAAGTTTGAGATGATCATGCAGAATAGGAGAAGCGACAGTGTAGTTAAGAAGTACGGGATTATAAAGTCGGAGAGGTTACACCACCAGCTTCTAAACTTTGTAGTAGACGAGCACGGTCGAGCCGACGGTCCTAGAACCGACTTAATATTTGCCTGGGTGCACGCGCTGTACGCTTTTACAAAGAGTAAGCAGCTGCTGCTAAGAAACTTTGCTAGTATACTAAGTCGAACCGTCGGTGTTGAGGACAGTAGGAGAAACCAGTTAGAGTCGATTAAGTTTGTCCAAGAGCACTCTAACTCTAACATTTGGAACTCGCTAAGACCCGAGGACATTCAGAAGATACTAGACGAAGAGTACGGTGAAAATTTAGAAATTAATAATGCTAAAAACGGCAAGGAGAAGCCTGAAGAATCATCGTCACTAAGCAACATTTACAAAGCATTCTACAAGGGAAAGTACTGAAGGGGTGAAGTGTAGTGAAGTACAGAGCGTTTATAGACTTTATACACAACGGTGTAAGGATTAAGGGAGGAGAAGTGTTTGACAGCGACGTAGTTAAGTTTTCTAAGGAAGACATTAACTTTCTCAAAGAGCAGAGCAAGATAGAGTCGGCCCAGCCTCTTGCTAAGCCAAAGCGGCTGTTAGATGAAATACTTTTATCTAAGCTTGAAGTTAGTGAACCGGCGCCTGAACCAGTCGTTAACGAAGAAAACACCGTCGGCATACTCATCGAGGGTCCTCGCACACCGAGTGATTCAAGCCTGTTTAAAGAAGACACAGCAATAGAGGAAGTAGATAAAGTAGAAGAGTTAGAAGCTGGGTTTGAGGAAGCGTTGTCTTGGGAAGAGAGTAACAACACGGCGGCGGTAGACATTCGGGAATCCGAGCTAGCTAAGCTAAGCAAGGTTAAGCTGGTAGAACTAGCGGAAAAGCTAAACATCGATACTGAGGGTAAGACTAAGAGAGAGCTAGCGCTTGAGATAGCTAAAGTTAACGGGTAGAGAGAGTTTGATACAAAATGGGTGTTTTATACAACGCAACCGACGCTAACATTCAGTTAGAACTTGACGACTTCAACGAGCTAAAGCAGAGGGTGTACAGCCAGTTCGGCTGGCCGACGGTCGCCGTGGAGATAGGCGACGACAGCTTTAAGTACATAGTCAAGAAGGCTATATCGTTTCTAAACACCTACTCCCCGCGGGAAGTACTAGTATCTAAGACTGTCAGGCCGTACGTTACCCTCTACGAGATGTTTGACTTTCCCCAGGTAAACGGGGTGCTGGACGTTTTTGTCTCAGTGGAGTACCTGATAGGTTTGGGTCTTCCTATCCAAGCCGTGCTGGGGGTGCCGATGTCACTAGCCGCGGCTAGAAACAGTCAGCACTTGATCAACTTTATATCAATGTTTCAAGCGTACGACGTTGCCAAGCGGATGTTTGGAACGAAACCCAGAGCTGAACTCGTCCAGCCAAACTTTGTCAGCATCAACCCAGCACCGTTTATGGAGACTATATTCAAGTTTGACTTACTCGTTGACCACCTACCGGACCTCTCCTCCCTAAATGATTTTGAGATTAACTGGCTTGAAAGGTTTTGCCAAGCTAACGTAGGCAAGGTGCTGGGGCAGATAAGGAGAAAATACAGCGGTGTTACACTACCCGTAGGGTCCCTGGAACCGTCGGGCAACTCCCTGTACGCTGAGTCGGTAGAGATGGAGAAGGCTCTAATTGAAGAGCTAAAGTCTAGGCATAAGTTTCCCGAAACGTTCATCGCGGTCGGGTAGTAATCACATGAGTAGCGCGATATTTTACGAGTTATTCGACGAGGAAGACTTCGAGCAGTTTGTAAAGAGTGTTGTAAAGCTATTTAGGCTCAGCCCCGAGTACGGCATGTGGTTAAACCAGTGTAACAGGAGTACCTGCGCCGCTACGGGAGTTAACAAGTACGAGTCCAACGTAGACATAGAGGTACACCATTACGGTAAGACTATCTGGGACTGGGTAGAAACTATAGTTGACAAGTTTGTTGAACGCGGCGTTCCCTTCAACACCTTCTTCGTGCTGATGATACTGGCGGACATACACCTGCAGAATTGCGTTCCGTACGTTCCGCTCATGCACTGCGTGCACAAGATGCTCCACTCTAGCTACAGCGACACGGTAAAACTGTACCCCGATATAGAGAAGAGTGTGTTTGAGGGAAACGTGAAGAAAGCGTACTCAATAATTGACCAGTATATAAGTTTATATAAAAAATACAATACTACAGAGGAGGAAAGTAGAAGTGTCTCAAAAGGCTAACCGCGTTATAAAGATGGTGTTTACGCTAGCGAGTGGTAAGTCCATCGTAGTTACGATGAACGAGGAGCAAGCTTTCTCAATCTACGAGCAGTGGGTTAACTTTATTCCCAAGGAAAAAGTCGACGTTTCGAAGATAAAGATTGAGAAAAAGAAGGACAACAGTATTATCGAAGCCGTAAGTATCTTACTGTCGGAGATCTCGGCGATTCAGATGGTTGAAACCGACTTTAGCAAGTAGTAACGCTTAAGCGTTAAAAATACAGTTAAAAAAGGATAGATGTATTGCTTGTCCGTTATAAGATTCTACGACGAGTCAGTCGTTGCATACTTTAAAGACAACATTAAAGTTGACACCGGAGAGGGTGTAGACTCCCCGCAGGTAACGTTTGCCCTGCCTTCTAGGCAGGGGGTTAAGCTTGAAGTTTCTGAGAGTAAAACTCCCCTACTCCCCCTGCTGGCAGTTGTTAGAACTGGCTTGTCTCCAAACCCAGAGACAAAGATTGTAAAGAGTAAGGTAAACAGACCGATGCTGTACAGCATTAGCAGCGATAAGAGAGTCTACGAGGGTGCGGAGATGATGCCGTACAACATAAACTACCAGCTTGACTACTTTACCCTAACGCAAGAGATGTACAACGAAATTTCTGAAAAACTACTGTTCTGCCTATATAAGCGTCACTATGTAAAAACTTTTGTTGAAATTTCAAACCACAACTTAGAGGTAAACGGTTACATACACGACGTGTCACTCACTGACTCTACGCCGTACGTAGAGCTACCTGACACTAGCACTAGAATCTTTCACGGTACGGCAACCTTTAGTTTGTACACCATGCTGCTAGACCCGAACTACTACACGAAGTCTGTCTTAGACATAAGTCTCGAGAGAAGAATTGTAGACAGTGAAACACTGTTGACCTAAAGATCTAATAGTTTTATGAAATCACTAGTCTACATATAGTTAATCTCAAAATTAAAAACAAGATAAAATCACTATCTAGATATTTAAGAATATAAGAGAGAGGTGTTGTTACACATGCCTATCCACGCGAGTCCTGGAGTGTATTTTGAAACTATAGATTTTTCCCTGTACGCTCCCAGGCTGTCTCAGTCTATACTGGCGCTGGTTGGAAAAACGAGAAAGGGACCTACCGAACCGACTTTCGTTTCGTCGGTGCGGCAGTTTGTCGACTTGTTCGGAACCCCTAGAGTCGGTGAGTACAGTAGCTTAGCGGCGGTTAGCTTCCTGGAGTTCGGTAGCTCCCTCTGGTTCACGAGAACCCTGGGCCCCTCCGCTAGAAAAGCAACGGTTAGTATCCCAACGGCCGTTGAGGTTAAGGGCGAGTTAGTCACCACGGCGGCTAACGACAACAGCTACATATTCAGCGCTACCCTAAACTACTCGCCGGTTCCGGAAACACTCGAACTAAGGTTGGTTGACCCAAACGACCCCTCTAACTACACAACGGTTAGGGACGACGGGCACGGCTCTTTCTCACCGGCGTTAAACCCCAACATTTCACTGTACCCAAACTTTATAGACTACGATACCGGGGAGTACAGGTTTACACTAGACGAGAGCGTTGTGACTGACGGGTCGGAAGTTTCAATTAAGTACAACACCGTTACAAAGAGCGTGTCCGGCGAAGCTACGCTAACGGTAGCTACCGTTAACTCGGTAGACTATACGTACTCCGGCATGCTGTCTCACGGAAACTTAGTCAACCTAAACACATTTGAGTTAAGCGTTGAAGTCAGTGATGACACTTACACGTTTACCGTTACCGGTACGCCTACAAACAACGAGTACACGCTGGTTGGAAAAGACACGAGCGAAGCTACCGTTGGAAGTGGAAGCGTTAACGCTATAACCGGGCAGTGGGAAGTGGCATTCTCGGGCAGCGCTAACGTTGAGGTCGGAGACGTGTTTAGGGCGTCCTACGAGTACAGCACGTTTAAGGTTAAGACTCTTGGTACTATAGGGACTGCATCGCCCGACGGGTACACCTACGGTGGAGCGTACATCGGCTCGCTAAACACCGTTGTCTACCCTAACTCGGTGTCGGTGTTAGTGGGAGAAACAGTGGTTGCTCAAGACAACGGGGAGGGCAAGTTTACGGGTGACGTTGTAGTGTCGGAGAACAAAGTAGACTACGATAATAAGACTATAGACATAGCCCTGACTTACCCCCTTAAGGGTGGGTACCAGATACTAGCCGACTACTTGGCCAAGCACTTAGACGTAATTAAAACCGTGGGTGAGGGTGGAGACACCTCCAGCAACGCCTCCGCTACGCTGTCAGCGCGACCGGTCATCAGGGGAAGCGTGCGAGTAAAAGTCGGGAGTGACGTAGTACTGACGGACGACGGCGAGGGTAACTTAGTAGGGAGTCTCGGCAACGGCGTTGTTGACTACGACACGGGGTACGTTTCGGTTAACTACATAGCAAGTCTAAGCGAGGGTGACACAGTCACCGTTGACTTTCTTTCTAAGATGGGAACCGTCAGCTCCCTCTACAAGGGAGAGTACTACAACGGTTTAAAGGTTCGGTTTAGCAAAGACGACTTCGGAAACTACGGGTTAGACGTGTGGGTACCCGAGCTAAGCACAAACCAGCTGCCCTCCGAGAGGTTTAAAAACATTGAGTTTAGCGACCCCTCTAGCAGAAACTTTGTCACAAACCGCGTTGTCTCAAACTACGTTAGCGTAGAGCTAGAGAACGAGGAAGCCGGGTTTGTCCCCGTACTAAACACGGTGCTGCAGCTGAGCGGTGGGTACGACGACGCTGAGAACATCACTGAGTACTCCGCGGTCAGCGCTCTCTCCCAGTTCGCCAACGCAGAGCAGTACGACATCAACCTAATCGCTTGCCCGGACTTTCCTGGAAACAAAACCGTTATCAACAAGCTAATTCAACTCTGCGAGAACGAGAGGGGAGACTGCTTCGCCATCGTTGACCCTCCCCAGGGTCTAACGGTTCAGGACGTAGTTAACTGGCACAACGGGTCGGGACGCTGGCTGAACGAGAACGCCTTAAACTCCAGCTTTGCCGCTCTGTACTACCCCTGGATCCAGATCTCCGACGAGTTCACGGAGTCATTGCAGTGGGTACCGCCCAGCGTGCGGATAGTAAGCGTCTTCGCGTACAACGACAGGGTAGCCGAGGTGTGGAACGCTCCTGCAGGGTTAAACCGCGGTAGGCTGTTTAAAGTACAGAAAGTTGAGAGACGACTGAACGTTTCCGACAGAGACTTACTCTACGCTACGGGAACAAACGCGGTCAACCCAATCTGTGACTTTACCGGGGACGGGATCGTAGTGTACGGTCAGAAGACGCTGCAGCGAAAACCGTCCGCGCTCGACAGGGTTAACGTTATGAGGCTGATAATATACATTACGAAGATACTAGCAACAGCGACTAAGTACCTGCTGTTTGAGCCTAACGACAGGCTTACTTGGATTCAATACACGCAGCTGGTTGACCCCCTACTGTCGGATATCAAGCAGAGGCGGGGCTTGTACGAGTTTAAGGTTGTCTGCGACGAGACTACGAACACCCCATTCGACATAGACAACAACACCATGGTGGCTGAGGTTTGGCTCAAGCCGACGAAGGTTGCGGAGAGACTAATCAACAGGTTTATAATCACGTCTACGGGAGCTAGCTTCTCCGAGCTAGAGGTAGGGTAGTACTAGTACTCCTTAGAGCAAACTAAACTTAATAGAGAGGGAGAATACACTTCTACCCTACTTCAAAAATTTTAAAGCTTTTAGAGGTGAATTAAACAGTGCGTGACCGAAACATATACCACCCGGTAGACATAAGAAGTGACTTCGTACGCAAGAACGCGTTCGAACTTATCGTTGTCGGCCAAGAACCCTTACACATTCTCTGTAGGACTCTTACGATACCCATGCCTGCGACTAACAACGTGCCAGTACCGTGGATCAGCGGTATCATGCAGTTGGCGGGGAGAGTCAGCCAGCAGTACACGATTACGGCTAGTTTTCTCGTCGGTGTTGACAACTCTTACGACACGCTCTTAGATCTGTACCGCTGGAGAAACCTAGTGTTTGACCACAACACGGGCCGCATCGCACTAGCCCACGAGTACAAGAAGGAAGCTACTATAAACGTGTACGACATCACGGCCGACATGGACGACTCCGGAAACTCGCTGCAGTACGAGATCAAGGCGAGCGGTGTCTGGCCGACGAACATTGAGAACATCACCCTGTCGGTAGAGGATGACGGGGTGCTGGAGATCAGCAGCATGTTCGCCGCCGACAAGATTTGGATAAACAACTTTTCATAAGTTAATAATATATAAATTTTAAGACTAATATTACTCTCTCAAACGGTGAGAAGTTAAACGTTTCTATTGAAAAAAGTGAGTGCCTTAAACGTTTACAAAAGAAGTTAAATTGATAAGTAAAGGACTCTAACAATAGAAGAAAAATTATTTATTTGATAAAGAGAGAGTATGTTAAATTGCTCAATCGTAAGAACGATATAACAAAAAAATATTTATTCAGCAAATAATATGATTATTATGACTAAAATAGTTCAAAAATAAATAAACCTAGTACCTGCGGGACGCAGGGAATTTACGCCTGTAGAGACTGTGAACCTTGCAGTCGCTGAAGCAGGAAGATTGCAGTTTTAGACTGTAATTAGTTCACCGACGAATGCCGAGGTGTTACGATGGCTGATCCCAAGTGGGGAAACGATAAGTTTACGCAGATGGTCAAGGAGTACGGTGAGAAGATTAACTTAATCTCCCAGAGAGTTGAGAGGGAAGTGCTGGAGTTCCTCAACAACTCCGAGGAGGTTGACTTGTTCAAGAAAGAGTTGGGTAAAAAAAAAGTAGGGTAGACGCCTCGCTGGTAGTCTCAGGTAGCGGTGTTGTAACACCTGTACTGTCCGCAGATACGGGTGTTATATACATGTCCGACGACGACATCGCGCGGCTGGGTAACTACTCAGCGCTGCTCGAGGACGACGATGACGACGAGGGTGGGGATAACACCTTCGGAGAGGTTGGTTTAGACAAGTACCAGCAGAAAGTAATTAAAAACGTTGCCGAACCCTACATAACTAAGATAATGAAGAGAACGGGTAAGAACTTTGCTAGGGTAGGGCTAGAGTTTCTAACCAGGGGTCCGGGGCTGACTAACTTTAACTTTTTCGACGGTGTCTTAGACTTAGTAAAGGAGAGTCTGTCCACCGACTTTGTCGACAGGATAGGCGAGATATACGAGAAGGACTTCAGGTTTAGGAAAGCCTATTCCTACATAATGAACCAATGGGCGAAGAGGGACACAAACGTAGACAAGGAACTTATTGACATCGCGGAAAACTACGACGTTGCGAGTAATGACGAGAAAATACTACTCCGCAATACCTTAAACATGGTAGCGATACTACTGTCCGATAAGTACAAAAACCTAATAACTAAGGAGCTAAACAGCTTCTACTCAAACACCGCCGTGCCAAAGCTGCTGAGGGAGCTGGCTAACAGGTTAAACACCGAGGTTAACCCGTCGGGAGACGTAACTGCCCAAGCCGCTGAGATACTGCGCGACTTTGCTAGGGACTACAAGATACTCGAGTCTAACCTAAGACCCATATCTAACCTGTACTTTATGATATCCAGCGCTATCAGCTTGAGCACGTTTAAAGGGGCAACTTATAAGGAACCTGTTGAAAAGGAAACAATTAGAATAAATAAATATATTATAAATAAAAGAAAATTTTTAGAGAATACTAGAAATAACAATAATTCAAACATTATAGAAAAGTATAAAAAATACTTAGGTGATGTAGAGACTCGTAAAGCGTTTTTTAACTTAGTCGATACTATTGAGCTTGATTTTAATGACAAGTTAAAAGTACAAGAGGATATAATCAATTTAGAGCGTAGAATTATGTATAACATAGGAGACAAACCTACAGGTTATCCTGAGCTAGATAAGGCTAGAGATTCTAAAAAAATACTAAGTATATTTTATGGTATTGAGTAGTCTAAAGGAGTCAGTTAATGCTAAGCGTTAACAACTACGTGTATACCGAAGTGGGTTTACTTTCTATAAGTGATCTATTAAGTTTACAGAAAAACAGTTTACCGCTGCCTAAAGTGCTAACGTTTAACACGGACGCAGCGTCTCCCAACTACTTGACGTACTACTTTACGGAAGTTGACGAAGTTGTGGAGAGCACTAATACAGACGTGTACGAGGTCAGGTTTGTCGACGTGTTTTCAAGTAGAAACATCATACTAAACGCTACTAACGATACTGAAATATTCCAGTACAACGTACTACAGACGGAAGACTACCCGGTAATAAACAAGAACTACCAAGTTGTCCGGTACTTGAAAGCCAACCTTCTTAGGGCAAAGCTTAACCTAAGGTGGGTAGCTGTAGCGAATCTAACTAACTTTGCAAACAAGTCTCCAAACGTATGCATCGGTGACACGGTAGTTAAGTTCTCACACAAGGTTTTTAGAGGTAAGGAGAGTTCGTACAGTGTAAAGTTTAACTCCTCCCCGGTGCCGGTGTTTGCGGCGCTCACTAAGTCAACACACTTCAACTTTGTTCTCACAAGATGACTCAAGCAGCGCTTAGTTATGTAAAAAGAGAGGAAACTTAAGTTCCCTCTCTTTTTTTTTTTTTTTTTTTTTTTATTATTATTATTAAGTTAACACAGCTCTACTTCTTTCTATTCTTGAGAAAATTCTTAATGTCCTCTACGTCCTCATCGTCGTCTAGCTCTTCCGACTCTATTACTTCGTCCTCAACGCTAAACTCTACGTCGTTCGGGTCAAACTCGTCTTCCGTACTGCCCAAAGCGTACTCTTCTTCGTCTTTTTCTACTCCCTCACCACTCTTATCAGCCAGCGTTGGTTCAAACACGCTAACTGCTAGCTCTAGCATAGACCTAATCGATTTCAGCGTAGAGTCGTTGAACGGTGGGATCACCTCTCTCTCCAAGTCCGGTATCTCAGTAAAGTTTTTCGAGCTCTTCATTAGTTCACTGATGGTAACGGACGGTCTCTCAACCTTATACACTTCGGCGTACCCAGACTCTCCCCTCTTAAAGAATAGGTCAAACCCCTCCCTATCAACGTCAAAGTCTTCGGTCTCGTCATCCGCTAGTCCAGACTGCATGGCCGTGAGTACGTCCGTGATGCGGTAGTCGTTAGCCTCGTACTTCTGAACCTCGTCCGCCTGGTAGTTGTACACTAAAAACATGTGTGAGTTCTTAGCACTGAGCTTGTACAGCGTGTCTCTGCTTAGGCTAGTCTTGTTTTCCTCGATAAAGTCGCAGAACGGGCACTCGCTGCCGACGGTCTCCCCACTACCGTCGCGGCTGTAGAAGCAGAAGGCGTTCTTCCACGACGTACCGACTTTAAAGCTGTGCTTCTTAAACTGTAAGAAAAACAAGTCGTTTTTCCTCGGCAGCACGCGGACAAAGCAGTCGCCGCTACCCTTTACGTACTTGTTAGGGTTGAAGAAGTTTACAAACTTTACCTTGTCTAACGCATCGCCGGGTTGAGCCGTAGCCTGAATGATCCTTTTCTTCTCCGCTAGTAACTTCTTATACTTGTTTATTGACATGTCAATCCTCCTAGTCTATAATTTCTACTCTTGCCGAAATGCCTAATCTCTTAATACCCTTACTCAAGCTGTCCTTTAACCTGTCCAAGTCAAAGTCTCTCGGTACGAAGTAACTTAGTGAGTCGTGTATCGTGAATATAGGTAGTACGCTTAAGTCTTCGCTTACTAGTCTCGCCAACTCTAAGACGTGGTCGTGTACGTGTCCTTGTAAAAACTTTCTATGTTCCTTGATCACCTCTCTGTCGTCACATGTAAAGACTCCCGGGTTAACTACCCTGCGGTAAAACTCCTCAACGCTTAGGCTAGTCCTGTAGCTGTCAGTTACATGTCTATTATAACACAAAAAGTCATCTTGTAAACAGCTCAGTATGTCGAAAATACTGACACCAAACACACTCTCTACCTTTTCAGAATCGTACTTACGCTTAAACTTTTTAAAAGCCTCAGTCGGAGAGTCGTTTGAGTGAATGTATATGTTTAGCAGGTTCTTTACAGCGTCGCTTACCTCAGGGTTAGACTTCCTAACCACAACGCGGTACTTTACTAGCTTACGCATGAGCTCGGAGTCGCACAGCTTGCTTAGCAGGGTAGGCTCGGCGGATATAAAGTCAACGTTCAACACCCTACCGTACTTTACTACCTTAGAATAAAGCTTGCTTCTAACGTTTAGGCTAGACTGAATCTTCTCGGTGTTTGACCAGTACCACCTACCATAGCGGCTAACGTTAACGCTTGGCTTTAGGACAAAGTTGTCGACGGTTAACCCGGTCTCAAAGCTGTTGAGGAGCGCGCTAGAAAACTTTAGTAAGTTAAACTTAGACAAGTTGCTTAGTAGTAGTCTGTAAAAATTTTCCGTAAAGAACACGGTGTAGTCGTCGACTGGGAACGGTAGGTCTAGAGAGAAAAAGTGCGTGTTGTTGCTAGTAAGAATGTTGCGAACTACCTCGTACCTTAGTATCGTTTTACCGTCCTGAGAGTTGTCCTGTAAGGGAAAGTTTCTTGCTATAACAGTACTGTAACCGCTGATGGTGGAAAAGAACTTACGCTTAGAGCGAACGTCGAACTCTACTTTGTCTACCGAACTCTTTCTAGCGAAGTACACGTAGTACTTGTACCCTACCTTGTCTACTAAGCACGTGTCTTCTCGAAGAGTGTAGGAGCGGTTAGCCGCTACCAGCCTTAGGTAGTCGTTAAAGAGTTGGTCTACACTCTCTGAGTCGGCTACCCCGCTAGAACTTACAGACTCGGAAAACACCCTGTTCCAGTTGTCAACGAGCAGTGCTTTATCAGTCACTCTCTACACGCCGCTTTCTAAATATTTAATGTTTCTCTCAATACTCTTAACGTCGGAGGAGAAGCTGTCGCCGTCTAAGTTCCAGCTGTTTTTTACGTAGTTAGAGTAGTGCTTAACACTCGTAAATCTCATCGCAACGGAGTTTCCCTCGTAGTACTTCTTTAAGAGTCGGTTCAGGTAAGAGTACTCTTTGTACTTTCCTAGACTTACCACTAAAACTTTGCTAACGCGCAAAACGTTTGTGAGTAGGTACTCTACCTCACTCGCTACGGCAACGATCGAGTTGTACGAGTCTTCGCTAGTCTCGACAAAGATCTTTTTGTTTAGGGCGTGCTTGTACACGTGAGTGTAGTACACGTAGTAGTCGGTTAGGTGCTGGTAGATCTCGCTCAGGTAAGACTCAACAAACTCGCTCTTACTCTTTGGAACGTTAAACTGGGGAGCCAAGTCAACGATAACAACGGCTGTCTTGCTCTCCCTACTGAGGTTCAGCATGTTACGCGCGGTAGCGTTAAATAACTTATAGAACCTATGAAATACTCCTAACCTTTCAGCGTCTAAAATGTCTCGCTCACTCCCTTCACTACTTTGTTACTACGCTTTACAAGCTTTTTTTACTAAATTTTAAATAGTAGTAACGTTATTCGCGCGCTCGTATACTTTCCGCAAGTTGTGTAAAGCAATCATTAAATCATACGGTAGTAGAATGTCTGGTGGAAGGTGCTTTAAAACCTCCACTACACGGTAGTTGTACTCGTCGCAGTAACACTCCCTTACCTCGTCGCTGCCGCTTTGACTGCTCACCGCATGCACTCCTTTACTAAGGTTTGGTTATATTATAACACAAAACCAGCGGGAAGTAAACACCCTAGCAGCTGGCTGTTCGTGAGTTAGAAATGTGGTTAAACAATTCTAAAATTAATTGTAACAAGAAGCGTGACAAACGGTATAGAGTTAACAAGACCAATGTTTTGTTTATACGCTGCAGTTTGCGAAAAAAAGAGGAGTGATTCTTAATGGGTTGTGGACGCTCGGCTAAGTCATCCCGAGGCTTGCCTAAAAAAGCCAACGATATGTGGAAAAAAGTATACCAGTCTGCGATTGATGCCGGTGACTCAGAAGAGAAGGCCGCTAGAAAAGCTTGGGGAGCGGTTGAGAAGAGTTACAAAAAGGTAGGGGAGAAGTGGGTTAAAAGGTCGTCGAAGAAGTCTGTGGAGTCTAACCGTATCTTTGAGTACATAAGGAGTCTAAACAATGCCGTTAGCCAGCAAAAACGTTCTCTTAAAGATTGAGAGGGGAACGATTTTTACTAAAAAGTTTCGCTGGAAGGATAAGTACAGGGAGCCGATCAACCTAACCGGCTTTGAGTTTAAGTCGCAGTTTCGACGCGAGTTTGGCGAGGACAACGTTGTCTGTACCCTAACTATGGGTAACGGGATCGTCACGGTACCGGCGGAGGGTACGATAGAAATATACATCGGTGAGGACGTTACTTCAACTCTAACTAACTACGACTCCGGTTTGTGGAGTTTAGACTACAGGAATGACCCAGCAAAACCGTTTAAGACTCTAATAAGGGGTAGATGGGTAGTTGAACCTGAGGTGACCGAGTAAAATGAGTGAAAATACCACACTTGAAGTAGTAGATGAATATACTACGATTGAATTAATTGAAGAAAGTACTATAGTTGATGTGATTGACGAAATTATAGATATTATTGAAGTTGGTATACAAGGACCACCTGGTATACAAGGTGCACAGGGACCTTCGGGTGAGGGTATGCCCCCTGGAGGTAACGCTGGTGACATACTGAGTAAAAATAGTGATGAAAACTACGACTTAGTATGGATTGAAGACCCCTATAACCGTATTGTAAATAGATATGATTCGAATAATGATGGTAAAATCAATCATGCTGAATTTGCTGATCTGGCTAAAAATTCTAATTTTGTTGATGGAAAAGATATTAACAATTATTATACTAAAGGTCAGGTTGATTTAATAACCCAAAAATATGTGTATAATCAATCAACTCCTTCAACATATTGGGTTTTAAATCATTATTTAAATAGATATCCAAATGTTGTAATAACAGATTCAGCTGGTTCAGTACTTGAAGGTTCAATTATACATTTAAATTTAAATACTACAGTTATTCAATTTAATATACCGATAAGTGGTAAAGCAAGTTTAAGTTAAAAAATATGCAAATAGTAGATATTTGTGGAGGTATTAATAACACATGGCTGTTAAACTAATTGCAACTCACTACAACTTTGAAGGAAACGAGATACAGAACGTATCACTGCAAAAATTAACGACGGATCCTTCTATTGAAAATTTAAAAGATGGAATGATATGGTTAGATACCATATCTAAAAAGATTAAACTTTATGACGGTGAAAAAATCCGATCGCTTTTTTGGGCTGATGGATTGTATAACGGACAGACTATTTCAGGTGGAAACAACCCTAACGGTACTTTAATAATCCAATCAACAACTAGTGATATAAAAGGAACTATTAAAATTCCAGAGTTTAACATTGCCGGATTTATAAAAAACGAATCAGACGGAACAATTACGTATGGAAATACTTTAGACGCAAGTGACATACCTGCACATGCCACTTCTATTAATAGTTATGGTGCAGGAGATAAAAATAACTTTGGTCACGTAAGAATTAGCGACGGAATTGCAGTAGATAACGGTGTAATAAGTATTGATACTGGGGCAGGATTAGTGCTAACAGGTACTAGTCCTAACAAAAAATTAACAATTGATTCAACGGTTGTAACACTAGCAGGAACACAAACTCTTAGTAATAAAACTCTTTCGGCTCCAAAATTTATTGACGGTGATTTTATAGCTGATGAATTTGGAAATAAAATATTAATTTTTGATTCTACTCTTTCTGCTGTAAATAGCATATCAATAGAAAATGCCACTACTGGAAATTCTCCTATTATTAAACCAGATGGTAATGATACTAGTATTGATTTAGTGCTAAAAGCAAAGGGTACCGGTGTAGTAAGAGTTAATACAGATACTATAACTACCAATACAGCTATTCAAAGTTTAACAAATAAAACTCTCATACAACCTACGATTAGTGATTTTACTAATGCTATGCATGATCATACGAATGAAATTAAAGGTGGAAAACTTGATCATGGTACAGCATTGAATGGTTTAAACGATGACGATCATAGTCAATACATGTTATTAGCTGGAAGAATTGGAGGACAAATATTAACAGGTGGAACAGCTTCTGCTGATAACCTTGTATTTAATACAACTACTAGTACTACAAAAGGAAAATATATTTTTAATGATTTAAATGCAAACGGTGTTGTAAAAGTAGGAGCATTAAATGAATTAATTTCAGCTAAAATTTTGGCTTCTGATTTAAGTAACACACTACTATCAACTGATGTTAACTTAGATGGAGAATATGCCTCTGATTCAAAAATAGCCTCACAAAAAGCCATTAAAACATATGTTGACAATGCTATTACAGGTTTATCGTGGAAAGCTGAAGTACGTGCAGCTACAACTGAAAATATAATACTTTCTGGAGAACAGATTATAGATGGGGTTTCTGTCGTAACAGGTGATAGAGTTTTAGTTAAAAATCAAACTGATGCTACACAAAATGGTATATATATTGTTTCTATTTCTGAATGGACTAGATCACCTGATACAAATACTGCTGATAAATTAGCTCATGCTACGGTATTCGTAGCAGACGGTAACACTTTAGCTAATACGTGTTGGACATGTTCTAATGTCTCAATTATTGAGTGGACAACTGATATTAATTTTGTTCAGTGTAGTGGGTCTGGTACTGGAACACTTGCATATACTGGTGGAAATGGTATTGACATTATTGGTAATGTTATTGAAATCGATTCAACTGTTGTAACACTATCCGATGAACAAACATTAATAAATAAAGTATTATCTGATAATATTATAAATTCTTTATACCAAGATAATGATAAAACAAATAGAATTACTTTTCCTGCAGTTACTGATACTGTTGTAACATTAGCTGCGGTTCAAAACTTAACCAATAAAACACTTACTTCACCTATTATGATTACACCGACATTTAATGATGGAGGATATATTGCAGATAGCAATAATAATAAATTATTAATGTTCGGTGTTACACCATCGGCAACAACATATTTAAAGTTAACAAACAATGCTTTAGATGAAGATATTACTCTATCAGCTCTTGGTTCAGCAAATGTTGGTTTAAATATTATATCTAATGGTACTGGAACAATAAAAGTTAATAGCGATATTATAACTACCAATACTGCAACACAAACTCTGACGAATAAAACTCTTATAGCACCTATAATTGAAAATTTTACAAATGCTACTCATAATCATACTGATTTTACAAATGGTGGTCAATTGACCGATGCTGTTTTTAGTAGTCCAATTGGTCCGACAAAGGGTGGAACTGGTTTAAGTTCATTTATAACAGGCGATATAATATATGCACCGTCTACTAATACTTTAGGTAGATTAGCTGGTAATATTACTACAGACACAAAAATTTTAACCCAGACAGGAACAGGTTCTATTGCTGGTATACCTATATGGCAAAAATATAAACATACTGAAATTATCGGTGATGGAATTAATACTGAGTATGTAATAACACATAATTTAAATACTAGAGCTTGTACAATTTCAGTTTGGAGAACGAATTCTCCGTATGATGAAATTGATTATTATGTAGAAAAAACTTCACCAGATACTATTACACTATTTTTTAATAGAATTCTAGAACCTGGTGAATTTACAGCTGTAATTATTGGATAATATTGTCAACTACCCCACCCTATAGAGGGTGGAGCTTGTGATTAACAAGCTCAGTTGATTAGCCTCAGCCAGGGGGTATTAACCCTATCGGGCTACGTTATATGGGAATATATAGTCACCATAGGATGCT